AGCCTTATCTCCCTTAATCGTTCTTCCGATTCGCCATTCCAAGTCCGATGCCGAGAACGGCGCACGCAACATTTCTTCAAGATTCTTTGCTTTTATCATATACTTATCCTTCCTCTTTCTTTACCTTTCTTCTCGTACTTTTGCTTTTACTTCAAAATCAACGTGCTCACCGTCCAAGCCGTAGACTTTGACACCCAACACTTTTAACAACTCCGGAAAAGCATTAGTCAGCCATTCTTCCACCTTCTCTTTTGAAATGACATAACTCTTTTTTTCATAAACCCAAAGCAGGTTCATTTGACCTATTCCCCTTTCTGTGCTTATACCATAAACCAACCCATGTTTCTTAGCGTTTTCGCCATGATTTCACGCGATACAGCTCGATTACGCTCGATGATTATAGCTCGATAGTCACAAGTATGCAAGCTTTTCTTCGATACGTCCTACATTTTTTACAACCACTATGCTCTGCCCGGCATCTTTCACAACTAACGTAGACCATACGTCTCAATTTTGCCGAATGTGTTTGCAGTTTGAACTGAGTTATGTCAGGCTAGGAGGGAGGGAAGCAGAGGAAGCCCTGCCCTACGGAAACTTTTTCACAAAAAAGAATCCAAGCGCAGGAGCGTCACAGTTTTGATCGCATGGCTGTAGGCCAGTCGGTCGGTCGCTGTCGTCGCTTTTACTACCTATCGAATTGAACATAAAAATAACCCATGCAGCTTAGTTTCAGCGTCACCGTAGTTTCGCCGTTACACAGCCACATAGGCATAGTTACTCCTTCGTACTGTCTCGGTCTGCCTTTATCAGTCGCATTGCCTAAATGCTTCGGTAGCCTGCCTCATCTGCGCTCATCACGCGCATCACAGGACGGTTTAGCCGCAGAGATGAAATCCACGGCATCAGATAGGGGAATTGCACCCCTACCGCATCGAGAAAGCTACAAGCTCCCTCTAACGGAGTTATATACGGGCGACAAGTCCTCATGACGGAACCCGCAAGGTTATTTTTGAGTGATATACCTGTTCAACACTACTACGATCTCACGCCTGTGGCACTTCCGATCAGGCACGTTGGCGTAGGTTTTTTGTTCATATGACAGGATAGTTTTCACGATACTACCCTTTTGTAGCCATATCCCTTCCTCGACCTTCTCCGATATGAAAAAATTACATTGCTTTTAGTCCGTCTGCACAAAAAAAGTACCCAATGCGCGTTTTATAGCACACTAGGTACTTGACTCCCAACTGCTGTAGCTGTATAATAGCTATAGAAATTGGATGTAACAGGTACGCACATACCTGCTCCAATTAGGCATTTACCGTCGGCAAACGGTGAGTGCCTTTTTTCTTTGCCCTTTCGGGTTTTGTAAGAACATGTTTTGACATATCGTCTTTTTAATCCGCAGCGAAGCACATACAAGGTACATGGTTTTGTTTCAGGCTTGTCTGCACCATCTTGTCGTGTTGCTTGGCCTGTGGATAACTCCGCTGACATAACTTATCCACAACCTATTTTACTTTATCTCTACCGATTTTGTCAATCCCGAGTTTGAAAATATTTTTAGCGCCACTTTTTCTTTTCCACATCAATAACTCATCAACATTACATCATAAAACATACACAAATATATGATGCTTGACCTAATGTGAACTCTGTTATATAATGCGATAAAAGGAGGCGTATAAAATGATTAGCATTGACATCGGGTTTGGTAATGTAAAAACATACGACGGAGAGGAGCTGTCTGCCTTTCCTAGCATCTATGCTCCCGCGTGGGAAGGGTACGTTCCAAAGAAGGACGACCAGTTGCTTGAACTGGACGGCAATCGCTACCATGTTGGCATGACTGCTCTCAAGATGAGCGGCGAGTCTCCCTTCGATAAAGAGGACATTCTGCGCCACAAAATCTTCATGTTGGCTGCCATTTGCGAGGCCACAGACAAGCGCGACTTCGAGGACGAGGTTCTGCTTGGCTTACCCATCGGAGACTATGGATTTATGGCCAAGAAACTCCAACGGCTCAAAGGAGAATATGACGTGATCTACAATGGGAAGAAGCGTCATATCGTAATCACGAAAGTCAAGGTGTACGCTCAATCCGAAGCGGTCTACAATCTGCTCTTGAAAGACGATCCTTCTATCAGCCGCAAGATCGTTGGCATCATAGACATCGGGCAAAAGACCGTGGACGTGGCATACTTCAACGAAGGTACTTTCATTCGTGATCGCAGCGGCTCCTATGAGATTGGTGTAATCAACGCCTATCAGCAAATTGCCTCTGCCGTAGCCGATCAGCTCGGATTCGAGGTTGAAGACTACGCAGCACGCAAGTATATTGACAAGGTGCCGGATGTGGCTAAAAAGGCTTTCTCCGATATGGCAAGTGGTATAAAAAACCGCATCGCGCGGAAGCACTGGAACATGAAAGAAATCGACTCCCTCTACATTGTTGGAGGCGGTACACCTTTCGTTGCTCCCTATTTCAAAGATACCCCGTATGTAGAACTTGAGATGGAAAAGGCCGTATTCGCCAACGCTTACGGTTATTATGAGGGAGAGAAGGTGAGAAAATGAGCGCAAAGAGACTGACGACAGGCATAACACTTGAGCCAGCAGTGATGCACTACGTTCGCACGAAGTCAAAAGAACTTGGAATCAACGGTTCACAGTTCATAGAGTCTTGCATAGGCTTAGAAATATTGAACCCGCTCAATCACAAGACTATTCCGAAAGCCATGAAAATCGCTGCCACGGTAGAATTGATCGGGCTAGAAAAGGCGAGGGAAGCTCTTGCAGAGGACTCCGATCTAACCTTGTCCGTAGTTCCAAAAGAAACGCCCATATTCGAGCCAGAGATTAAGCCGCTGCCAAAGCAGGGAGAACTGCCGCCGTCTATAAAGAAAATCGTAGAAGAAACCGTGAAGAAAAATATCCCTACATCGGAAGATATAGATGCCGCCTCTTCTCGTGGTGTGTTTTCTAGTGATGCCTCTGTTGTAAATCACGATATAGATCACAACACAAACCGTTTGGAGAACGATGTCGTAAATAGTGTTGCAGATGATGTTGTGGATGAACCGTCATACGACAACATAGACAAGAATAGCGGCTCAAAGTCGGAGCAATCAGAGCAAATAGTAAACGACATTACAAATCATATCACAAATCGCATCGAAGAAATAACTATAGATTCTGTTGTAAACATGGATGCAGAACACGGCACGGAACATGTCGTAGAAGATGATGCAAAAAACAACATAGAACACAACATAAACCATGATGCAGAAGACGATTTCTCCGATATGAAAGAATCAATGGAAGACGATATAAAGAGTGTTTCTCTCCGATCTGACACACAGGCTTCAAAGAAGAAAAAGCGTATTATGAAGATGATATGACACAAAAAAGAGACTGTTGCACGAGTCAAATTTGACTTATGCGGCAGCCTCTTTTCTATTTATGTGGCTTTTGCGTGCCCTTATGTAGCGCTCAGGACTCCTTGAGTTACACCTTGAACTTTTTCACGCAGCTCCTTCTTCGTCTCCTCTATGATCTTATTTGTATATGCTTCTACGATAGCTTTCTTTCCCTCGTCAGATGCCATCCACAAAAGAACTTCCTTCGGGTACTGTTCGAGAATAGAAACAACAGCTATTTGCGCCCCATCGGCAAGAATAAGAATCTCAGACGGGTCTATTCCGAGCTTTTCGGCAACGTGAAACACCGTTGTGGTAAATACGCTTTTCTTTCGAGCCAAGCCGCTGTAAAACTGGGATTTCCAGTCAAGAATCTCCACTAGCTCTTTCTGCTTCATGTCGTGTTTAATCCGATACATCTCAAGCCAGTTGTGTAAAACTTGCGCGGGGAATGTCTTTCTCATCGCGTAGTTCATGATTAACCTCCATTCTTCCTTATTTGTCGTAGTCAATCATATATATACTACACGTTTACTTTATCAATCTTTTTGATGATTGTCAACTCTTATCGACTACTTTTTACCAGTTTACAGCAGTTTACGAAACTTATTTCCCCTCAAGGACATTACATAAACCCTATTTACTTCGATTGGAGTGTAGCAGGAGTTAAACATCACGATGTCATACGATTTTCCACTTGGACATTCTATCGTAAAGAACATCATAGGCTTACCGTTACGCTGCTTCCAGTGTTTGATGCGTCTTACAACACACAGTACAACACGAATCTTGCTGCTGTCTTCGACAATCTTTCCCTTGGTATCTACCTCTGGCTCTTCGTATTTCAACACATCATATCGGGAGAATATATCGTTGAACGTCATGCCCAATACTTCCATTTCTGCCGCCGATGCGTCAAATTCGTTTTTGCAGGTCTTGTTCGCTTCCTCAATCTTCTGGTACACTTCCCACTTTTGGTTAGAATACTTGAGCATTTTGGAATGAGCCTCAGACTTCTTCTTCGTACCATCTTTTGCCGATTCGTATACGGTCTTATTCTTCTCGTATCTCTCGGTGGCTAACTCCAACTGTCTTTGAAGTTTATCAAGCGTCCCTGCTTTATAGAGATGTTCCAACATGGATTGTCGATCGCCGAGAAAATCGAATGCACCTGCTTTTATAAGAGCTTCTGCTTTATCTTTTGGTATACCACCATGGTTTTCTAGTGGTACGGGTAATTCTCCTACGCCTGCTATGTAGTTCAGAGCCATTCGTAATGCTTTCTTGCCATCTTTATCGCGGACGATATGCCAGTCGCAAGTAGTTGATCGCGCATCCGGAGGCAGTATTCTGATACCATGTTGTTTTGCATCGTGAATGTAGACCAATAGCTCTTCCTGCTTGTCCCCTTTGTAAGCATTAAGATATGAGCAGAAATACTCTATCGGGTAATGCGCCTTGAGATATGCCGTCTGATAGCATGTATAGCCGTATGCAGCGCTGTGGGACTTGTTGAACTGGTATGCAGCAGCATTGGTCAGCCACTCCGCAAGTTTCTCCATGACATCCGGACTCACACCCAATCGTTTGCCGTCGTTTACAAATCGGGGAATTAGTTCTGCCATTTCAGATGGTATCTTACGTCCGATTGCGCGTCTGAACATGTCTGCTTGGCCTAGATCGTAGCCCGCCATAACTTCCACGATCCGCATTGCCTGCTCCTGATAAAGCATAACCCCGTAAGTGTCACTCAAGACATCAGCGAGCTTTTGGTGCAAGTAGTCGTATGCCTTTCCGTTTCGGCGCTCTATAAAGTCGTCCACTGTTCCCGATTGGATAGTAGACGGTCGATATAAGGCAACCAGTGGCACAAGATCGAATACGCTCGACGGTTTTATGCCACCAAGTATCTTTCTCATACCACCAGACTCTATCTGGAAACACCCCAGAACGTCGTCATTACACAGCATATCGAACGTGGTCTTGTCGTCGTCCGGCAGATTGTCCACGTTTGCATTTGTGAGTAAGCATGTGTTCTCTATCGCATCCAGCGTTTTGATCCCCAACACGTCTTCCTTAAGCAATCCCATTTTTTCGAGGTCGTGATATTCGTATGCACACACATAATCGTCGCCCTGTTTTTCAATGGCACACCATTCCGTAGGGTCTGACGGAAAGAGCATAATCGCCGATGCGTGACAGCCATAATTCTGAATGATTCCCACGAATTTAGACGCGAGGTCTTTTAAAGCCCCATCTGTTTGTTCCTCAATGGTCTTAGGAAGTTTTCTCAATGCGGATGGTTCATAGCCTAATGCTCTCGCTGCACGTTGGATAGCAGCACGCTCTCCCATATAACCAAAGGTACGAACGTGATAGACCAACTTATACTTATCTTCAAGATACTGTATAGCATCCTGTCTGCGAGAATTAGGTACATCGATGTCAACGTCTGGACTCGAACTTCTCTTGTCATGGGCAAACCTCTCGAATATCAGTCCATATTTGATGGGGTCTATGCGCGTAATATCCATAAGATAGGCTACCAGACAGCCGCCAACAGAACCTCTACCGATGCCGATGCGAATGTTGTCTTGACGACAGGCTTTCACAAAATCGTGAGTCATAAGCAAGTAGTTGATGTAGTCGATTTTCTCCAAAATGGCTAATTCATGTTCTACCTGTTTGCGATAGACATCACGCTTTTCTTTTGGTACTACATTTTCTATCTTACTTTGCCAGCCGCTCCGCACCACTTCTCGAATTGCCTCCATAGGGGTTTTGCTGCCCAAGTCCATAGACGGAAAGTGATTTTCTCCGAATGGAATAACTACAGCTTCGCATTTATCGGCTATCGCCGTTGTCGTTGATACGACTTCTTCTATCTTCTCATCGGAGAGATATTGCAAGGCTGCCCTTACTTCTTCTTCGCTGTGAATGTAGTAATCGTCGGTCTGGTAGTATGTTCCCTCTACAGGGTCTATTCCAAGCCATCTGCGGTGTGTATCGGCTTCATGCTTATAGACATAGTGGCTATCCTCGGTTACAAAGACAGGTATGGCTAAATCCTTGCCCATTTGCACGATTCGCTTATTGTACTCTATCTGTTCGTCATCTATAGCGCACTGAATCTCAAGGTAGAAGTCGTCACCAAATATGCTCTGAAACGCCCTAGCGCGCTCGTAGGCGAGGTTTTTATTCCACACGGTAGTATTACCCTCAACCTCCGCTTTTGGATTCAATATACCACCCATACAAGCCGACGTGACAATAAGACCTTCTTTATGTTTCTCTATTTCTTCCGTAGTCAAACGCATGGTATAGAAATAGTTATCGGGGTTTTCTCCGCAGTTGCCATAACCTGCTGTGGCCAATCGAAGAAGATTTCTATAGCCCTCAGCATTTTTCGCTAACAACAGAATATGACAAGATGCTTTTCGGTCTTTGATATAGTAGTTCGGAATCCAATACGCTTCTATGCCAAAGATGAATTTGATGTTTGTCCCGTTCTCTTTGTTGTACTTCTGCGTAACCTTATAGGCTTCCATTAACCCAGACGTTGTACCATGATCCGTCAATGCCCACGCAGTTTGCCCTAATTCTCCGATTCGATTCACAATATCAGGAATCTTAGCGATAGCATCGCGCTTAGAATAGTGACTATGCCTATGCAGTCCTACGAACTTACTCATAACACGTCTCCGTCTTTATATTCCGCTCTGTTCCCGTTTTCAAAGCCGCAGCTCGCAATATCTGACATCTCTGCCACAGATCGAATTGCCTCTAACCACCCGATGCAGTACGCTCGGTCTACGGCACTCGCGATTTCCTCCGCTTCCTTTTTCGTTTCATACCTGCCGACATGAGTCTTGAGTTGTCTTCCTGTACATACGCGATACTGCTGCCGTTCTGTATCAAACCACACAGATGCAAGTTTCTTCACATTGTTGCCTCCTCTGCTTGTAGTCGCTCTATTGCTACGTCGTAGTATTCCTTGTCGATTTCCCAACCGATAAAGTTTCTCCTCATCTTTCGTGCCGCAACAGCCGTGCTACCGCTTCCCATAAATCCGTCTAAGACGACATCGCCCTCATCGGAGTGATATTTGATGCACTGTTCAAGCAAAGCCAACGGTTTCTGGTTCTGGTGTAGTTTGCGTCTCCAAAACACACGATCAAACTTCCAAACGTCTGTTATCCTGTGCCCTTTAAGGAACTTCCTGCCTTTATTCAAGAGCAATATAAACTCATATTGACATCCGAAGGCCGCCTTCAAATCGCCAGAAGTATGTTCATCTTTTACCCAAACGATGATATTCTTGAGCTTGAAACCTGCTTCTTTCGCCGTGTTGATAAAGAACGCTATCTGATTGGAATTGCAGAACATATACATCGCCGAATCGTCTTTGAGAACTCTGTAGCACTCTTTGATGTAAGACTCGATAAGTCCGAAGTTGTTGTCTCCCTTAATCTCCTTGCAGAACTTATGCTGTTTATCTTTTCTCCGATTCGTTTTATATCTCATCAAATAAGGAGGGTCTGTCACCACAAGATCAATACATTTATCAGGAAGGGACTGCATCCCAACGATACAATCCCCGTTATAGATGTGGTTAAGGATAGGCGTAGTCATGAAGCTGTCTCTATTCCTAGTGTTTCGGGAGAGAAAATCACAACAGCGGACGGGAACGGTGCTCTTCCAGTCAAAGAGTTGGCGTCGATGAAATATAGCCTACCTTTGATAAAGCGAATACCGTTGCTGCGAAGCACCTTTAGGCAGTAGTCTTGAAACCACTTTGTATCTGTACGCGCAGGAACTAGACATACAACGGTAGCCCCACCGAGAGCAGACTCGTAGGCTTTCTTTACCCATTTTCCGATTTGCCTGCCATACGGGGGATTCATCCAGCAAACACCCTTCCACTCTTGTTTTAAGCCATCTTCCTTCGGTGTAAAATAGATAGGGCATTTTGCGTTCTCTTTTGTGGCGCATACATCGGTGTCAAACTTGAACTCTCTATTTAGCTCATCGAAGAAATCTTGTGGCGTTTCCCACATATCCGTATTACTGGACATCATACCTTTTGTGATTATATTTTCCACTCCTCTCATATACAAAAAGAGCACAGCCTAGATCGTGTCTAAGCCATGCTCTCTATGCCTTGTTTTTACAGCGCCAGAATTAGTGCTGCTGCGCCTGCTCCGAGGAAGAACGACTCAACAGCATTACGTCTACCATGCTTCTTCTCCTCTTTTACGGCATCTTTGACCGCGATTTCCTTCTGCTTATTCATCTCTGTTGCCGTCTCTTTGACCGCAATATCAACCTCGCGCTTGACAATGGGCGTAACATCGAGCGTAGTCTTGGACTCCTGCTCAACTACGAGCTTGCCTTTGTCGAACTTATGCGTTTCATTTGCCACCGTATCAAACTCGTACTGCTTGTCATTGTACGTCATAGTGACCTTTGACGGCTTCTGCGTGACATTCACATCGGAATCCTTCGGAGACTCCTTTTCAATATACCGAACTTCGGTTTCGCCCTTAACCTGCACAGGAACCTTAATCGGCACTTCAACTCGCTCAACAACCTTCTGCACCACAGGAACTTCAACTGGCTTTTCAATTTCCTTCACGTTCGCATTGTGGCGCACGCAAGAATACCACCCGCAAAAGAAAATGCCGATGCAGAGAAGCACGATCGTAGGAAGTTTCCAGTATTTCTTTGTCGTAGCCCACGCAAGCCACCCAAAGTAAGTAACCCAGCTATATGCTGAATACGATGCATCGTTGACACGCTGCTTAATCTTCTTCATATCCATATTCTTCAACTCCATTCTGTTAAACACACGTTATATTTCTTCATCATTTCTTTCAAATTGGGAGAACTTTGTCTGCCTAACCACTTTATCAGCTCTGCTTTTTCACTACATGAGGGAGCAGATGCAACCATCATTGCCGCAAACTCATAGGGAACCCGCATGACCACACTTTTGCTTCCACAGTCGGTAAACACGCTGATTCGTGGTACTCCATCCTGCCTCATCAGTATTTCACCCCGATGTAATCCAAAAACGAAGACATACCTAACTGATTCATACAGTAGTTGTAAATCTCCGGATGTGTTTCTTTCATGCGTTCAAACCGATTAACCTTATCTCTCTTGACTCCGATCGGACAAAACATGCAACCAGTACGCTTTTCCCCCGTGGTATAGAGCTTGCCCTTTTTATCTTTTTCGATCTCGCCATATACCGAAGGAATCTTGATGTTGCGATCGACGATATACTGCAAAACATCCTGTTCCGTCCAAAAGCTGAGTGGAGCAGACCTTTTGTTTCTTTGCGTGTAGGCATTACATCCCGTTTGGAGATACGCTTTTTTACGCAAGTTACTCTCAGATGCCATTGTTCCAATGATGGGCTTGAGTTTGTGTTCTCTCTGAAACTTTTTGAGAGGCTTCTCTTTCATAATTTCACAACACATTCCACTGATCTTGAAGGGTGCGTCCAGAAGAAAGTTCCATTTGCCATAACGATCTTGCACATAACCGTTCGGCTCTCCATTATCAGCCCTACATCCGTTCATTTTCCGAACTGCCCACCTACTGCCCTTTTTCGCGTAGTATATGGCCCGTGCTATCTCCTTGCTTGGATAGACAAAACCGTATTCTTCTATAACCTTACGAAAATTCATCTCGGGCTTAGCCACTGTTACATTCAGTGTATTGATTGCATGTTGGCGAACCTCGGGAAATTCTAAGCCTGTGTCCGTATATACTGCGGGCATATCGGGATAAAGTTCTCTTGCGATGTGTAATAGTACAGTGCTATCCTTGCCGCCGCTGTAGCTTACATATACTTTTCCTTCCCAGTGTTCGTACCACTCTGCGATCCGTAGCTTGGTCATGGCTACCTTTTCTTCAAGAGGGAGTTTTTGCAGGCGAGTCAACTCCTCCTTATCCAAAAGTCAAACCGCCTTCGTTCTTGTACCACAAAGCCTTGCCACGCAGCACATCTCCTCCGCGACTGCCGTCTGTTGCCCAAGGGCTAAACGTATTGCTCTCGGACGTACCTAATAGCTCCAAATCCCAGCGCTCACACGTCGTTCTCGGGCCATAGTATTCGTGCGGATAAATGCCATCTTCGTTGTCAGCCGCTTCTCCGTGCGTCATGACATGATCTTTGTCGATCATCAGCCACAAGCCATCACATACAGCAACAACGGCCTTAGCCATGGCCTCGATCTGCTCTTCCGTAGGAGGCTCGTCTCCGAGGTCGTTCGTCGTAGCAAACGCGCAGCAAGCCATAGAAATGCCGATGCTTCCGCTGTTTCTTCGATACGTATGACTAAACACATCGGAGAAATCTTCTGTGGCTACATAAAGACCACCATCGGAGTCAATGTTGATATGATAGTCGTCAAAGAGCTGTCCATAATGCCCTGCGCTCCAATGTAGGTACACTTTAGGCTCTCTGCCGTAGTTTCGCGCATCAGCCCACACGGACTCTCGCGCCGCAGATGCCATTTCATAGATTTCTTGCAAAGAAACTTTTCTCATGTATTCTCCTTTCTTTATCTTTCCTTACCGTGGTTTTTCTCCCTCGGGGGAGTTTAACTCACTGTCGATGCGATATTTGCCTAACGACTGCTTGACCAACCCATACAGGCTCGGGATCGCGCCCAACGCCCCTAACAGGCCTTGCCATGCAGAAGCCAACTCGAATTTATATCCCCAGATGCCATTAAGCCAGAAACCAATAAGCCAGCTCGTGCCCACGGCCATAAAAAAAGCGCTCCAAGCCAAAGCCAGAAGCGCCGCACACGTAAACGTATTGTGTCGCACCCAATCGGAGAAACAAACAGCGGTATCTACTCCGCCATGCCACAGTCTCCCGATCAGTCCACGATTCTTAGTGTTCAACCTAGTGTCCAAGTGCCATACGAACCAGAGTAAGCAAAGCCGAACCCATTGCAGCCACAATAGCCCAAAAAGCCGTATCTTTACTCTTCTCTAATTCTTTTACCCTCCCTTCAAGTCCGAGAAGTCTAGCATTATAGACCTCTTTTGCCACATACTGAGCAGGAAGCTCTCTCTTCAACTCGTTAAGCATCTCAAGAATTTTCGTAGACTGTTCCTCCAATATCCTGAGCCGATACTCTAATGTCTCCTGTTCCGTATTGTCACCTCTTTTCTGTTTTATGCGTCTTCGTTCGTCGTAGTGGTCATACCCTCGCGCTCCACCGCCGTCGTCTCCGTCGCGGCCATCGACATAGCCTTTTTCTTATCGGGGACATACCCAATGATGCAATTCGGATTCTTGCACTGTCCAAGTTTATTTAGCTTATGAGCGCAATAAGGACAACGCTTCGGCAGTTTGAAAAACCTTCCCATGTCGTCACTCCCCTTCCTTCGTCGTGTCTGTCGCAGCGTCATTCTGCATGTCGTTTTGTGCGTCGTTGTATGCTTGCTGAATTTCTGCAAAGTCTTCACGAATACTCTTTACCGCTTCGGCGTCTCCACGCAAGAGGGCAAGAGAGATATTCTTCGCGCAATTTGCCTGAGCATCCTTATACTCTTTCTCCAACTGAGCTTTTTCAGACAGCACAATCTTCGGCTCATACGGTCGATAAGACCACATACCGAATTTCCATACCAGACAATATCCCTTCCTATTCGGAGGAGGCGCTACAGGAGTTGTGTTCGGAGGGTATACCCACTTCCCCGTTGCCGTATCTTTGTTACTCTCATCGAGAATAGATGTCCCACTCAGAACACCATCTTTGTCGTACCTATACACGACTTTCACTTTGTTAATGTCAAACATAATGTTCCCCTTTCTGTTCGTTTTGTTGTTATCGTTTTGCATTATCGTTTAGCCATAGCTATTACCTGTTCAAGCGTGTAGCCCCCCAGTTTGTTTGCATTGTCTGCTGTTCCTCTGAGATTTCCCTCAAAACCGCCGTCAGCTCTCATTATTCCAGATGTATAGATACCCTTGTTACCGAACGCCCTTATCCATTCGTTATCGATCATGTTCCAGCCGCCATGGTGGTCTTCAAAATAGATGCCGCAGTCGCCTCTTGCTCTGAACCAGTCATTGGCGTAAAAAGTATTGGCGTTTACAGCGTACGGAAAATATGCGTTATTATCCTCTCCGATAAGTGTTATACCGGCTACCATATTATTATTTACAAATTTTCTAGAGTAAATGACACTTTTTTCTGCGTTATCGCCATTTCCATAAATATCTAGCGCAACAGACGGACGGTAATCCGATCCCCACACTCTCCAATAAGAATTTTTATTTGCAACTTTACCCACGACAGAGCCTTTATTTACCGAGAAACTAAGCTCCCCTGTCATCGTATCGCCCGACTTACTCACCTTCGTACTTGCTTTTTGTTCTGCGATGGTTTCAGTCTCACCTTTGTTATATGTCTCATCCTTGTTCGCCTTACCGTCTAAAGCGTTCGCAATAGTGGTCGCAAAATTGGCATCGTTGTTGATGGCACTCGCGATTTTCTGTAAAGTATTCAGCGCATCCGGAGACATTCCCTTGATAGAGTCGATGGCACTTTTGATTGCATTATCTCCATCTTGTTTAATCTTGCTTACCGAAGACGTAAGGGCGTTTTGTACGTCGGTAATAATATTCCCGATTTCCTGTAGAGTCTTGCCCCCCAGTTTGTTTGCATTGTCTGCCGTATCTGACGTACTGGACGCTGCAGCTTTTGCCCCCAAATAGGCTTGTCCGTTTTCCGATGTGAAGTCCAACCCTCTTGAAGTTTCGGAAACTGTTATGTTCCCCACCCTCAAAGTATTTCCTAAGCTCGTTTCATTGCCGTGGGTTACAACAAACGCTCCCGTGCCTTCTGGGGTCGTATATCCGTTGATCTCGCCAAACTTTACGTTATCGCCGATTTTGGCAAACTGCGTCATGTCAACAAACTTGCCCGCGTTATCCCAAGATGTGCCATTCCATATCAGACAGTCACCTGCCCGAACGTTATACTCTTCGTTCGCTGTTTTGATGCAGTATATCCAACCGCGCTCTGGGTTTTGCGGCAGATCGGAATAAGACTCGACTACACCCTTCCATGCAACGGAACTGACGATTGTTTTCTGTATTGCCCGTATGTCAGCCAGTGATTGCTGTGCTGTTCCCATAGCTACGTCAATGATAGACTGGATCGCCTTTGCAGACTGTTCAGCTTTTACAGCCACCTCTTTTGCGCTCATAACAGTCGCATGTAGGTCTTTGACCGCCTCCAAGGCTTTTATCGCGTCAGTAGCTTTCTTCTTCGACTCGATAGCCCATGACCTAGAAGATTCTGTCTTCCCACTTGGAGATTCTATATCAACAACACCATCGGGGGAATCAGTTGCCTGCGCCCATTTTTGAGCCACCGCCGCAGACTCTTTTGCTTTGGCTTCATGATCCCTTGTTTCTGTCGTAAGCCCCTGTACCTCTGTAGTGTTTCTTTGGACTGCTGATGTGTTGTCTTCTACATTTTTCTTCGATGTGCGAATCTCAGTAAGTGCGCTGTTGACCTCAGATGCCATAGACACCACGCTTGCTTCCGATGCCTTTACAGATTCCTCCATAGTTCTGACATTTTGTTCTCTGGTTTCAGCTTCCTGTAGCTTGGCCTCACCTGCTTTTGCCCTCTCTTTGATACGGTCAAGCATAGACTTCGTTTCTGAAATCTTAGTTTTTACATCTTCCAAGAGATTATTTGCTACTACGGTGTTATTCTGTACGTTCTGCTCCGATGCTGACGCTTTCGACGCACTCTCCGCAGCTGCTTTTGCCTGTTTCAGAGCTTCTTGCGCCTGTGCTTTGGCTGCCACTTCGCCGAAGTTACCGTCTGCCTTCATCTGCTCATACATATTCTTGACTTCATCTCGAATCGAAGAAATCTCACTCGTATTTGTGACGTTGTCAAGCTCGTCCTTTAGATAGCGAAAGTTCTCTGCGATAGTATCATAAATACCCGCATTATCCGCTGTAGCGAATGGTGTTTTCTTAGACACCACACCTTCTTTTGTGATAGCGTCCTGTGTGTCACGCTGTTCTAAATACTGGAATCCCTTCAAGTTATCACCCCTTTTATATCTATATAGGTTACTTGCAGTCTTATAAACCCGTAACGTCAATAATCATGTATGCTATAGCATTTTGCATGTACCCATCCCAAACGATACGGTCAGTAAGTGGAAGTCCATCTGTTCCATATTCCTCGTTTTGGAAATTAACCTTCCCTCGGTCTGGGAAATATGCAAAAAACTTGTTCCCAAACGGCTCAAAAGAGAACGATCCGTCTTCATTTAACACCGTTACCCTGTGCATACTTCTCTCTGCGTCAAAAAGTACTACAGCAATGTCTTTGCCTTCTTGAAAATGCCCCTTTGGGATTATTACTGTTTCATTTTTCCAGTCTGTTAGCCGATAAATCATTTCTTGTCCAAGAATCCTCATTGTGGGAACAGTAGAACAAAAAGTAAGCCTGCCGTTTTCATCAAATATTTGTAATCCAGCGTTTCCTACCGAAACAACATTTAGAGTAAAGTGAAACACTGTCAGAGACCTTAAAACAACATTGAGATCGCTTATACCTCTTGGGACTAGTGCTTTGATTATTGTTATGTCTACCCCGTCAACTACGCCACTATCTGCGTCAATAATTACGTCAGACCTACTACAGTGAACAGCATACAAGTCCTCCACCGTCCTCCTTGGTAAGACTAACTCAACACATTCTTCCTTGAATCTTTGCGATAGAGATCGGAACGGCTTAATATAATACCACCCCACAAAGGCGGTATCGAGAGAAGGATATAAGTTAGGTGTTCTGGTCAGTTTTTGAAATTTGTATTTAGAGAGAAGAGAGTATTGCACTGTTGATTCGTTTATAAGGGGAACTCCCCTCTCGTCAATAACTTCAAATAATCCTATTTTCTGCACCCCCTACGTCAACAATCACCGTAAATAACAATAAAAAAGGCTCGCGAATCTTGCTGTTTTTCCCATCGGAGAGTGTTCCCAACCAACGTAACACCTTCTGGAAATTGCCATACCCCATTGTTGATTTTCAAGATATAGCACCACGCCTGCCTCTTATCTCCAACAGGGATGTTAAAGACTCCTGCATCCGGCCCGATCTTAATACTCCCCAAAAATCGGCATAACCTATCTGGTACGTCAAGTAGAAGCGCTCCGTTTTCTCCGAACACCTGTAGACCTACCCCATTACCACACCCCCATTCTTACTCTCAGACGATTGTTTGCGTCATAAACGCGAATCTGGTTACTCTCTATCTCAACACGCGCCCCAGATGACCTTGTTCGTAGAAGACCTATGTTAGCCGACATCGCAGACAGAGAGTCAACATTCAATTTATCCGCAGTAATAGACCTTGACGCTATCTTATCGGCACTGACTGCACCTGAGCGAATCATTCCCGAAACAATAACGTCGTTGTCTATCCAAGTTGTTCCTGTGACATGTAAGTATTTGCCGTCGATCTTCGTACCACTAGCGGTCATGTTGATCTGGTTGATAACGTCGCCTTTGACTACGCGAGCGTTTATGCCGTCTTGCAACTGGGTGAGCGCGGAATATCCACTTTGACTTGGATTCTTGTTGAGGCTTGTAATGACAGAAGAAATACGATTCGCTTGCGCTGAAATCTGAGACACAAGGCTTCGCTCTTTATCTACCACAGTGGCACTGATATTGTCTGTAGTTTGTTTCAGCTCTGCCATAGACCGATTGATGTTCAAGATGTCATTGGCTGATTTTGTCGCCTTGGAAATAGCATCTGATGCTTCGGCATCCATCTTTTTGATAGATAGTGTACCGTCTTCTATCCATTCTTCCTTGAATGTCGGATTGATAACGCATGTATATTCTGCCGACCGGAAACCTTCTCCGATGAGATCAACATACGCAGCGGATATATCGTAAATGGACGGTTTGCCGTGATACACATAACAAGACGTTGCTGAGTCTACAACCTCGGCTACTCCCACTCGGTTGATGTATAGTCGCACCCCAATAACATTAAGGGGAAACTCTTCGACAACTATGTTTGCTCCACGCGGAATTTCCGTGCAGGTAATGTTCTTTGGCGCAGGAGGTTTTGGATAGTTGTACTTCACCATAGCAGGATAGCTTGCCTTTTTAAGGGAGTTGATTGCGTAGAGATAAACTGTTCCAACGCGCGACGTAAGGTGCACCGCAATAGATGTGTCTGGTGTCCTCCCCAACATGCCTATTGGTGAGCCGACATTTTCGTTTAAGCGAATTTCATAGTAGATGACATCTGAATCTGGAACATCATCCCACATAAAAAGAAACTCTCTTCTAAAGTTGTATCGCAAGTTATATGGCATGGAAGGAACGGTTTCCTTGGCCGTAACCTTTACGATCACTTCCGGAGCACTCTCTAGGTCAGACGTAGAGCCACTTTTGTTTTTCGATACCACCCGAATACGATATGTTTCCCCCAGCACGGCACGACGCAAGATAAACTCACGAGGACTCTCTCCGGCAAATTTCCACTCTCTGCTCCATCCGATCTCGTCCGCTGGCACACCCTCATCAAATACACCGATCTCCGTTCCGACAGTAGCCTTTGTCTTGTAGTATACTTGACCACATTCGATAGACGGACTTACTGGCAGATCGAAGAGAACATGAATGTCGTATCTTGTGCTTCCGTCTTCGTCTAATCTCCTCTGAGTATGTGCTCTCACGTTTTTTGCATCTTTGGGAGGTATCTCGTTTTCTTCTGTCACCATACTTTTAGCACCGATGTAGTTATGCCAGTGAATACCACCGCTCAGCTCGTCACCATAGAGAGAGTCATTGTATTGACGACCGCTTATTTCGTAGTCGCCTTCTTCTGTTTCCTTTATCTCTGCGATGCGAATAGGAAGACCATCAAATACACCATGATAAGAAATGGTCACAACATCACCCGGCTCAAGATGCATACCTTCCACGCCAGTCTTAAAAGATAGCTGCAAGGGACACGCGAGGTTCTGATCGCGATAGAATCTAGCCAACCGTAGAGCTTGGTATTGCGATGTGCAGCCGTTAAGCTGAACTTCTTTCGTGATGATCTTCTGGCGCTCTTTCTGGTCGGCATAGTCCTCACAGATGCAATGTACCGTCTTCCAGTTGTTACGTGGGTCTACGATCGCCACGCTGTACTTGTTTGGTGTTTCGGATAAAGCCAAAGGAGCTACGGATAAGTCAAAGCAATTATTATCGTTGAACTTATATGATATGGGTGTTTCTCTTTCGATATGGAGCTTGAATTTGCCATTTGTAAACGTCATATAGCCACAGAAATTAGCCAAGATTTCTTGAAGCCATTCAATAGCGCTCATTCGTTGGTCGATAATCATGTTGATTTCATATCGTTTTTCGCGAACCATAACACCCACAGGATCAAGATACGATATAATCTCATCGCAATAGTCGGCAGACTCTTTGAAGCTATCCTCATCCAACATTTCTGACGTTATCCACTTGCCCAAGCCATAACGCCTTGAAAGTAAAAAGTCTCTCAGGCACATCGCGGGATTTGTGGTGTACCCTATCTTTCCAGAGCGCGTGTCCATAACCTTGAGTCCTTCAACCAGACACGACACGGACGGATTGCCGTTTAGTTCTTCCGATACGGTGAAATACATATCGAGCCAAGCCATCTTTGGGTAGCCGCCTGTCTCATCGTAGTTCTCCGGAGGCTCGCAGTCGTGGAATGTGTATGACGTGCCACCAGTAACAGTGTCCATCGTAAGCGCGGCAAAATCTGCATAACATCCTGCGTCTATACTGTGAAGATCCCCCGGATATTTGCTTGTAGCGGCAAACGGAAATGCTTGCCAACCATCGCCCAAACGATTGATATACGAGATAAGACCAGAGATACTGACTTGCCACTCCCAAAACGACTTGTCGTTACTTCCTTCAAAATCACTCTTATTTACCAACTGAATTTCTTTCGATTTGTCTCCATAGATGAGCGTGAGTTTTTTACCAGATAAATGGATTCCAGCATTCTCGTACTTGATATTCCGGACGGTAAAGACCACACCGCTCTCGTTCTTCTTTCCACTTGCTTTTGTTGGGACAAGAAGCTCGTTTGCAGTTACACTAACAATCTTATTGATCCCGCCTTCACACAAGACAACATGCTTATGGAGTTGCTTTGCATCTGCGTCTGTCTGATGGAATGTCTGATTGCCCGTGATTAACCGTCTTCCATATACGAGCTGCACAGGAATGTCTGCGGTCATTTGCTCTTGCTGTCGATCGAAACGTTGAACGCTTACATTGCCCCGAGAATCCGCACTTGGTCTATGCGTAGCCGTCCACACGCTACTGAATAGCGATGCGCCCATAACGAATCGGGAAATAGCACTAAGCCCTGCTCCGAAGAAGCCGAATCCCGCCGACACGAATCCAAAAAGAATCGCGCCGAAGAGCTTACCTCCGCTCTTCCCTCCTCCCTTGAAATGAGCATGTCTAAACAGTCGTTTTGCTAGTCGTTCTGTCTCTTTGTCGCACGGCTGAAATGGCTGCCAAGAATAACCGAACCTGTTGTTCTGAATATCGAATAATGCCCCATCGAAGAAATTGAACATCATTTCACCTACCTATATTGAGTCTCTAGGGGGATAGACGGAAATCCGCTAAAATGCTTCATATTGTTGTACTTGCGGCACATATCGGCAGATTTATCGCACCCTTTTTGAAGAGTGACAACCATTCCTCGTACATCTTGGGCGAAGTTGACATTGAGAGTAATGGTATTCCCTTCCGATTTGTGAATAACCCTAGACTCCCCTTCGACAGAGGCAACACCGTTGCGCCAGTAGTTGCTAGACCATGATCCCTGAACAGTAATCTTGTTTCCATCTACACCAGAAATGCCGACTTTTTCTACCCCCAAGTCCATGCCACATTCAGCGTCACCGAACTCACTGTTGCACGCAAGACGAAAATCGCGATTAGGACATTCGATGTCAGGTATGCGTGATTTAACCTTGCAAACAAACTGCCCATCGGAATAAGAAGGCTCGTCGATGTAGCCAGAAAACACGAGCTGAATTATGCTTGGGTCTGACAAAGACTCCGGATAAGATATACGCGCTATAGTTGCATTACACCCTCGAAAATCAAAACCCTGAATAACATAAGACAACAACTCATAGGAGCAGTCGCCTAGCGTAACTTCACAGGCATCCGTGATATTGTCCATGCTCTTTGTGATTTCTCCACGCTTGAACGGCACTGCGATATATTTTTCACCGTTATACACGATGTCTTCATCGCAAGCCGCTATACGAGTGATCCCATTGCGTAACTCCAAGACATACAGCTCTATAAAAAACGGATTGCCGCTCTCTTTGGCCGTTTCCATTTGAACTGGTAATGTTGATGGCATATATTCACCCCTTTCTCCGAAAAGCATATTTAAAGTACCTGCTCCACCAGTCGCGATGATAGATGGTACTTGTCGTTTTACCGAACTTCACGGGTATCTGCATAGCCAACAGTTTCCCATACGAAAGGTATATCCCGAGATGAACTTCCCCTTCGATTCCAAAGACGACCAGATCGCCATATTGTAGGTTTTCGTATGTAACCCTATCCATGTTTTTTAGAAGGTATGTGTAGAGCCTACGCCATGCGCCAAAACTCTTACCCTCTATAATAGGCATCCCATCATCGATGTGCTCTTCGTAGCCGTGTTCACGGTAGAACAAGCGACACAAACCTAAACAGTCGCATTTACAAAAAGAGGACTCCCCAAAATAATGAGGAATCCCCACAAACTTATTGATGTCATGCACACTATCTGTGTTCTTTTTCATTGACTACCTCCAAATCCATACTTGTCTTGTAGCCAACGATACGCTGCTGTTCTCTAAGGTCTGTTATCTCAATCGAATCGGGAAATATAACCTTATAGACTATACCACCTTTCTTCATGAGCAACGGAATACGGCAGTGGGAATTGAACAGGTCGACGATCTTATCTCTGTCTTTTTTTAAGCCGCTCCAATTACAGGACAATTTTTCACGGGGATAGGTAGATTTAATGCGTCTACCCTCTGCTCCCATCTCTAAAACCTGTACGTTATGGTCGATCGACTGCTTGACCTCACCATGGGGGGGAGGAAGCATGTCGGTTTTCGATGGCAGCCCATATTTCTTTTTTTGCTTCTTCACGGAAATGTCTACAGTGCATTTGAACCCAACGGGAGTAGCGCACTCGTACAACCTTGTAATATTCAGCACATCGGAGAAATGGCAAACTTCTTCAATACCGTCATATTCAAAAAGAAACGGCTTATACTGTCCCTTGTGGTCGTTGTAGAACCGAATCAATCGCTCCATATCCTTGGTCAAACCAGACACGGTAAACGAATACTTCTTCTTCGATGCGATGCGCGTGCGCTTGTACTTCTTGTAGCCGCTTTCATATTCAGTTTCCTTGCTCCCCCAAGAGTATGTAACCTTGACTTCTCCATGAGGAAAGAACAAAAACTTATCTAAAGCCATGCTTCTGATGACCTCCCATAATTCTGTTGAATGCCCTGGGATTCTTGGCTATTGCCTTCATGACCTCTGCGCTAGACGCTTGCGTGTTAAGGATAACCGGCTGAACGGGAGCATCCTGTTTATTTCCTTCTCTAACGTCCTCTCGAAGCCCGGCAAGCAAACTTTCCATCTTCTCGTTTGATGCCATTTTTATTGCACCATTGGCTTGGTTGAACCTACGATAGCTTTCCATGGTAGACGGTTTCATCGAAGGACTCATGCTTGTTCCCAACGAGCCACCATCCATGTAGCGTTTAAGTCCGTCCATAGCAGGCGCAAGTTCTGGCTGATTGTTAAGCATATCGAGAAAGGGGATTCCCAGTTTGTCTACGCTGTCTTTTTTGATGATATACTCGCCATCAGACGTGCGGATAAATTGTCTCCGATGAGCCAGATACGTCAAGATACTATCGCTAGTACCCGTCCCAGCTCCACGAATAAGACCACTCCTCGACGAGCCACCGGACGCAAACCCCGGGACACCACTAGGAACATAACCACCTTTAGCAAATATGCCAAAAATAGAAGACAGTCCAAACCCGCTAGATGCGGACGCAACAGCCATCTGTGCCGTCAAAGCCCCAATAGCCATAGTGTTGGCCGTCGTGACGGTCGCATCCGTAGCCGTGGATGCTTGCTGTGTAACCGTCGCCAACTGAGTAGCTGTATTGCCCAACGTCTGAACCGTAGTTCCCGTGGTAGTAACAGCCGTGTTCGCTGTAGTAGCTGCTGTCTGAGCGGTCATGGCGGTCGTGAGACTCTGTACGGTATTCCCTATCCCACCGTCATATCCAATTCCGCTGCCATTTTGAATAGATGGGAAGAATCTGCTCTGATAAAATGTTGACATCGCCGATCCTACAAGGGATTGATTTCTCGCGGTCGGATTCCTTCGAGAATATTTCCCACCAAGAATATCGTCCATCGTGCCCATGCTTTCATGCTTGACACCAAAGATGTTATCAAAACTTCTCCGAATCGTGATAGATGCAATTTGTTTCACGATGTCTCGCAAAATATCTTTCAAAGAATTTCCCTGGACAATCAGCTTATCGAAAAAATCAGTAGCCATGTCGCTCTCTACACGGTGCAATTCCTCGGCGAGTTTACGGTAGTTTTCTGTCGCTTCCTTGACAGCTTCGCTCTGAGATATTACAGCCTTTTCTGCATTTCGGTATGCCTCTGTGCCATTCTGAACGATAGAAGTATTAACTTCGATAGACTTTGTGAGCCTGTCGATTTCTTCCTTTTCTTCTCTCGTGCGGTCTTTCTTTTGCTTGAGAACTGCAAGAGCCTTCTTGTCTGCTTCGATTTGCTTCTTGGCTTCGTCTATCTGTTTGTCATTGTTCGTTTTTTCTTGAGCAAGTCGTTCTTTAAGTCTAGCCAACTCTGCTGCTGCAAGAACCTTCTCCCGCTTTGCTCGCTCCGTCTGTTCAAGCCAGTTGCGCTCTGTACCGTTTTCGTCAACAGCGCTAGATAAAATACTGCGCTTATATTCGTATGCTTCACGGGGATTGAGGTACCCACGGAGAGAATTAAGCCTATACATCTGGTCTTCGTGCTGATCGGTAATGCTGTTTCGCGATTTACGCAGCGCTTCTGCTTGCTCTATGATTTTACCGCTGTCCTTACCTCCGACTTTTTCAAAACGCTCTTTCTGCTCGTCTAACGTAAGGTCAGCCCAAGACATATTGTCGTTCTTCAAAGCTCGTTCGATTTCCGAGTGCTGCAAAAGGAAGTCGTTTACCTTTGTTTGTGCGCTGATATATGCTTGGTCTACGACACGCTTCTGCTTCGATAAATCGGTCAGTCGCTCAAGCTCTGCGATATATTCTTTCTGCGAATCGGAGAAATTATCTCCATAGAACTTCTTGGAGTTTTCGATTCTTTTAGATGTCATCTTATATTTTTCTTCCGACATCTCCATGAATTTCTGAAATTCTTTTGCGTAGTCATAGCCAAGACTATAGACGGAGCCGTTGTTGCTGCCGTAGTACTTCGCGAGAAGGTCATCCTTGTACTGGGAGTCCGAGCCAACGCTCATACCACCATTTGCGATGTTTGTTTTGATAATCCATGCAGGTGTTTGATATGACTCATGCTCTGCAAGTGTTCTGGTAATAATCTTGTCGGCATCAGAGGAGTTGCCTACAATATTGCCATCGCCAGAGTAAATCATGACGTGAACATTCTGCCCATCGCCATCGGACGCAGGGTTAGAATCGCGTGAAACTCCCAAATCGTTAAAGGAAATAATATCGCCTTTTTCGAGTTGAGACTCGCTGAATGGAATAACGCTGTACCCATCACTAATCATACGCTCTATCAGGGTTGGAACACGAAACACATTATCGTCATACAAACCCTTAAAGTAGCCCTCTACTCCCGCAAGAATTTGATCCACAGCCTCGACGCAGCCCACAGCATGATTCATCATCGTCTGCCCAAGGTTATTGTTGATACTGGCATCCAGCAGAGACAAGGACTCAGTGCCACCGGAGAAACCAGTTCCTTTTGCGTTACGCTTGGGAACGGCACCTGCAGCGTTTTTGAAGTCATAATGCTTATCCATGTACTCGGAATTTGCCACTGTCTGAGCAATAATAGAATTTGCTTCTTCTTCACTTTTTCCGATTCGGAGAAGATATTGCCTAGATGCGTCCTCAAAAGAGGCTACTCCGTTGTCAAGAATCTCATTCCATACGTCAGCAAAGACACCAAAACCGTTGTGAGCATTACGCGTATATTCAGAAGCGTATTTCTCCCACATATCAGACGTAACCCCCAATGGGTTATCAAACGAATCCGACTTCATGCTGTGCACATCTGTACCGTTGATCGCCGCAGCAAGTGACATAAGCGCGGAAATCGAAGCCTTGCCTTTGAGCGGGCTATTTTCTCCCTCTAAGACAGCAGCTACGCCCTTGTCGAACTCTGAATCAAAAGACCATTCCTCTTTGTCTTCTTTTTCCTTGCGACCTTTTTTGCCCTCGCCTTTGCCGCCTTTTTCATCTGGCATTGTTGCATCTCGGTCGTAGTTACGATTCTCATTGGTATTGTCGATGTCTTCTGGAAGCTTAATACGGGTTCTTGCTTTTGCGTATTTTTCGAGGGCTGCTTCTTCGGGAGCAAGTGACTCGTTTAGTCTTCCAAGCTCTTCAATCTCTTCGCCTAGTTTGTTAAACTTCTCTGGGTCAGAATAGAAGTCGGTGGCTATGGAAAAGTGTTCGTCTCTCTTATTCTTGTTCCATTCTGAGAGTCTTTTTGCTTCTGATGCTTGATTTTCATACTCTTCTTTTACCGAATCTGGTATAAACTTGTCCGAAGCCATTGTTTCGTATTCTTGCGCTCTCATGGCATAGAAGTTACCCAAAACTTCTCTTCCCGCAGACCGAAGCATATACAAAAGACGATAACCCAAAGCAAGTTTTCCTACAGCGTAAAGTTCCGTCTTTAAGGACTCTATGCGTGACCTTGTTGTTTCTATAGCGGTTCTTGTGCTTTCCACGTCGGCGCGTGCTGCTTCTTCTTTGTCGGTAATCATCTGAATAGCTTTTTCTTTGTCAGCCTTGGCAAGTTTCTCGATTTGCTCAAGGTTCATTTTGCCATCTTCCATAAACTGATCGGAGTTTTCGTGCAAGATAACCGCAAGGCGCTCGCTAATAAGCTCCATGTTCTTCTTTATCTCATTCTGGCGCTCTAGCGAATCGGAAGAATTATCTGATGCAGCTTCAAGTGACGTTAATTCGTCTGCAAGTTCGTTGTACTTCTTTGCCAACCGTTCCGCTTCTTCACTGTTCCTTTTGCTTTGCTCTTCCATTTCCTGTGCAGAAACAACAGCATCTTCCGTCTCCTGTTTTAGCTTCTCAGCCTTTTCGGCAGCTTCTCCTAATCCGTCTGCTTCCACCACAAAAGATATAGCAGCTACAGCAGCCAAAGCAATAAGCATACCCTGAAGCCCACCAAAAACAGCAGTCAACCCCATTGCAGCCGATGCCGCTCCGTTTGATGCCGCAGACAAGAGTCTCAACGCCCCCGCGCCTTTTTGAGCCGCAGGAGCAACTTTTTGAACCATGGGAACTGCCCTTGCCGTCGCCAAGTTCATCTTTCTTGTATTTGCAGCAGCAGTTTGTGACAAATTGGAATACCTTTTAAGGTTCGCTCCACCTTGTCTAAGCATAACACCATTTTGAGCCAAGACCATATTCGTTCTCGTCAATCCTGCTCTCATGGTGGTCTGCGCAGCCGTGGCACTCGATGCCGCTCCGCTTTGTCGCACTAAGGCAGATGTATTGCTCCCATGAGCCGCAGTATTCGTTGCCAAGGCTCTGCTTTGTGTACTCAATGCAGTCGTTTCCGCAACTACACTTCTCGCAGCATTTGCATGAGCCGTAGCGTTTGCCGTTGTTGCAGACGTATTCGCACTGGTGTTTGCCGTAGAACCTGCCGTAGAACCCACCGCAGAACGCGATAGATAGCCAGATGTTTTGTTAAACTGAGTATCGCGTCTTGAGAAATAGTTGGCCTTCGTGTCAGTAACAGTACCAGAACCAACGCTGGGAATTATCCCTGTAATGCCAACACCAGAAGCTCGCGTGGCAGTCCAAGCCCCAGCAGCCCTTCCCGATGCGCGTGCAATCATATTCAAAAGCGGAGGAATCAGCTTGTATGCCGCAACGACTCCCATGATCCCCTTTGTCCATGTATAAGCGTGGGATTCTGTTGTACTCATACCCTTGGTTATATGGATAAGCAAATTGAGAATCCACTTCATGTCATTAACCAAACCGTCAGTGCCAGCTTGCTGAAAAACAGACGCGATATTCGCCTTGAGCGTTTCGATTTTGCGGTACATCGTGTCCATCTGGAACTCAAGCTGTTTATTCGTGAACCCCGCAGAATTACGAGCAACACCTAATGCACGCTGAATCTCCTCGTAGTTGTGAAGGATTGCCGACACCTTGGAAACTTGAAACTTACCACCAGAAATAGCAAGCAAGAAATCATTAACACCCTTTGTGTCTTTTGGTGTAGTTTTTAGAGCCAAAGAGATGTCCATGATAATATCTTGAAGCGGACGCATTTCCGTCTTACCTGTTTCTCCGACTCGATAAACCTCGATTCCAAAGTCTTGCATAGCCCGAATAGCCTTATCTGACTGCATCGAAGAGAACATAGACTTGAGTGTAGTACCAATCTCGTTACCCGTCTTGGCCGTGCTACGAACACCAGTTGCAATAAGAGCGTTCAGGAACTCAAACGAGACACCTGCTGCGTTTGCCGATGCACCTGCTTGACGAACACCTTCCGTTAAGTCTTGTGCCGATGCGCCAGACTGATGAGCCAGTGCCGTCCAGATGTCGAGGAGATGAGCCGATCGTGCCATCAAAAGGTTAGAGTCGTTTGTCTGCATGTTGAACTGAGCAAGAGCAGATTCAAGACCTCTCGTGGCTTCCAACATGTCGAAGTTATCAACGGTGGCCATTTTTGCCGCTTGCAACGTAAGAATGTTCGTGTTCTCTGTGCCAAGGCTGTAGTCTCCGCGACTGTCATCATCGTGACCGTACATACGTCCGATAGACTTGCCTGCGTCCATAACGTCTCTGATACTTTGCCCATATTTTCCTGCAATATCCGAAAATGCTTGGAACTGCTCATTGACCGCTTCTTGATTATGCTCGAGCTTTGGCAACACCTGCATGACACCAGCCATAGCAAGCTCATATTCTTTGATGTCGTGAAAAGCCTCAAATGGAGTATCAACGATAGCGTTCTCAATGGCATTACCGATCTTCCAGTTTGCCGCTTCTCTTGCGCGTTTGATGATGTTTCCAAAAGTAAGCTCAGTTCTTGCCGCCTTAGAGATTTGTCGATTGAACTCTTCCGCTTGATTGTTGAGTCGCATAAGCTCTGTACGAGCTTTCTCGAAGCGAATCTTGTCTGCTTCATTGCCAGTGCGTTTGAAGGCATGGAACATGTTTTCCGCAGTTTCTCTAGCTTTATTTAACTCTTGACGAAACCTCTGATATGCTGCCAACGGAGGCTTATCATTCTGCCACCTATTGACTCCCATCATCATGTTCTCTGGGGATATGCGCCCCGCAAGGTTTGTTTGTCCCATTGAAAGAAGAGTTTGTTTGATTTTATTGATGCGTGCAATCTCTGCGTTAAAGGCCGCTTGTGTGTAGACTAAACCGCCATTTCCCTTATGCTGATTGATACGTCTCTGAATTTCTTCGATGCGAGAGTTTAGAGAAGCCAACCTATTCGCGTCTGACTCTCTTTTCTTTGCCGCCCTTTCCTGTTCGCGCTGTGCTCGAAGGTCTGCTTGTTCCTGTTGACGCCTCGCTCTCTCGATATTACGCAGTCTCTCCTTCTCAGCTCTTTCCGATGCTGCCTGCGCTCTCTGGTTTGCACTGTTGTCGTTCTTGACTCTAGCCTCACTCATCAATGCCTTGACTTCCGCATACCTTTTCTCGAAGTTATTCAACTGCTGTTTGAGGTTATTGATAAGACTGTCATTTCCCATCGAAAGAGAAAGTGCGCGTTCAAACTCCTTGCGTACGGAACCTAAGTCTCCCATTTCCGCTTTCATGCGTGCGATTTGCTGAGTAAGACTATTGAGCACACCGATATTCTGCTTCCATGACGAAGTATCGACGACACCCTTGCCAACCTTAGCATATTCCTTCTGCATCTCACGAATCAGTTTTGTCTGCTGCTGGATGAGAGTCTTGACTGCTTCCGCGTTAGTCTTCTGAACTTTCGTGCTGTCATTCGACGACTCTGCGATTTTCGTGATCGCATTACGCATAGAACCCATAAGAGTTGTGACGTTGTTGAATTTGATATTTGAAACCTTGTCCAAAGCCGCAGCAAGCTCATTTATCTGAGTAATCGCGTCATGAGCCTTGAAGATAAGGTCTGTTTGCAGTTTTTGTGATTTGTCTGCCATTTTTTGAGAAAATACCTCCTATACGATGGATTTTTAGACAAGGTTATGATATGATGTACTTGAAACGATGAACAATAATACGAATCGAGCGGAATAAGGAAAGAGAAGATGATGAAATGAAACCGAAGAAATGGAGATGATAGACATGAAAAAGAAAATCTTGATGGTGTTTGCGGTTCTGGTGGTGTATCTTGCGTGCATGTTTGCCTCACCGTGCATGGCCAAGCCTATACAACTCGTAGACTACGACGCACAGACATTCTTTGAGAACTACAAGCTGGCATGTACAGAAAACCCTAGGTTCTTCAACGCAGCACTAACAACAGGAGAACTTACTTATCAGGGAGAAACTGGCTTGTATAAGAAGTATCTGTTCCATGTGGGCAGAAACGCCACTATCTCCGTTTACGAGAACAAGTCTGGATATGTGTCAACTGTAGAGGTAGAAAGCAGATTCAACAGCGAAGAAGAGGAAAACAGTTATGCCTCCTCAACGATATGCGTAGAACACGTCCTTAGTCTTGATCGCGCTGAAAGAACGTGCCTAGGCGACACCAAAAACGAAAAAGTGAACTTCTCGGACACTATGCACATAATCGAAGGATATGGAAAGGCCTACAGTAATATCAATAAAAGATGGATTCACCTAACCTTAAAACTTGTTTCCGTTAAAGCAGGAAATGACTGGAAAAAGACGATGCTTTCTTATTTCTCCGCTGACGACGAAGAGTGACGGGTGTTTCGTGTGCTGAAACCTTGCAAGTGCCATGCGAGTCGAAGAAATAGGAGGTGTGAATCATGTTTTTCGTAGGTACTGTTCCCACTGTGATTGCGGTCTTGGTTATGTTCTTCTTGCTTTTGAGGAAAGACGGAGCTGCACTCGGTGTCATTGCCGGAATATCCCTTATTTTCATACCATACTTCGGAAAGGTTTTGGTTTTTGGCTTTTTCTGTGGTCTGACATTATGGGCTTTAGCGGACAGGCTTTTTGGAGCGGCGAAGCCTTGGTTTAACCTGCTTGAACCTACGACACCATACCTAGAAAACAAATATTGGATGCTCTTAGCAAGAGCGGCAGACTACACAGGAGCAGTTTCGCTTATAGGGTTCTACCTGTCTATGGGTCTTGTTGTCACGAACCTTTTCTTTACCGAAACAAACTCTGTAAAAATGACGATTGACAACAGAGACGTGTTTCCCCTTTATGTTTGGATATGGTCTATAACCTTTTTAGCAACAGTTCTCTTCATAGGATTTGCTTTTGTTCGCGACATAATGTCTATGGTAATCGACATTAGGAATAAGCCAGACCTACATGTTTGACAAAAACCACTTCTAGCTGTTTGCCAACATAAACTCCATAAACTCTTCTGCACCGCCGCGAGTCGTCTGGATTCCTTCCAGTTCGGCTCTTTCTTTTTCAGCATTGAGACTCATGCCATCCATCAGTTCTTCCAGTTCGGGAAAGGACAGCTCATTGATGTCTCTCACTGTCATAGACGTGTTTTTTACGATGGAAGCGACAAGTTCATTCCACTGGACTCCGCTTTCTTTTTTTTTGCCTCTTTATAGCCGCTGATGCCGAAGAATACGTTAAAGATTCGAGGAATCATAGCCATATCGACAAAACCCGCGATTTCTTCCTCCGAACACTTGCCACCAAAAGCCATCACCAAAAGCTCCATCATCGCATTATACGGCTCGTCCGAAAAGGCTTCCGATGCGTCAACGTCCTTGCCGGATGTTTCCTTCTCCTGCATCTCCGTCATCTTCTTCAAATCGGGAGAAAGGAAGTTCAAAATAGCCATATCTGTATGAAACTTTGTGATAAAATGGCGCAGCTTGTTCTTGTCTTTGATGAGCGCGGGGAAGATTTCCCTATCCTTGCCGTCTCGGCATCGGATAAAATTGTCGTCTTTCGTTTCTGTTTCTGCTCCCATATTTACCTCCTATCTATGTTTATATATTCCATATACAAAGAAAAAAGGAGCTACCTTTCGATAGCCCCATAATTTCTTATATGCTGACGAAGGATTACTCCGTGATGTCAACCACCGCGAACGACCAGGACTTGCCATCCGCACGCTCGGGATCGGCGATACCGAACTCAAGCTCAGGAGCGAAGGCGTTCTTGTGTTTAAGGTCGAGCTTAAGAGAACCGTCGGAACGCGCCTTGTAGATCGTAATCATCATCTGAACCTTGCGCCCGTCCTTCTGAATCATCGGCTTGGAGCGGAAGAGAATCTGGACGTAACCCGGAACAGCAACCGTGTCAACGTCAACGCCGATAGCCTTCGTCGCGGTCTTGTAGCAGTACGTCGCCTTGAGCTTCTTGTTGGCGTGCGACGTGTCAACCTTGCCTGCCGTGACGGGGACAGCCTTGCGCTCGTCATCAACAAGCATAAGCGTACTCAGGTCTGCCTCCGTAGCATGAGCAAGAGTGAAGCTGCCGTCCGTCTGAATCTCAACCTCCTCGTCCATAGCAAAGACCGTGGCTTTCGCTGCCATGCCAACGCCCTGCGTCAGTGCGACCGTCTGCGCGTCCATAGAAGCGTTCTTGAAGCTGACCTTGCCGTTCTTCTCCGTCTGGTACTGGTAGAGGCTCGTGTTCGACTCACCGCCGTAGATGTCCTCCATCTTAGACGAGAACTCGAAGTTTGCCTCCTGCAAGTGGATATAGCCGATATTGCCATGACCGTCATTAATAATGGCTCGACCAGTGCCCTCTACAAAATAGCTCGTATTCTTTGTCAAGTTTTCCATGTTTTTGTCTCCTTTTTTGTTTTGAAATGGCTTGAAATGTTTTTTGAAATGGATTGTGTGATGGGTTATGTTTTTGATGTCGTTTGTTTACTCTGCCAAGCAACCACTGATACTACGGAGGTTCTACGACGAGCTACGACGGGCTACGGCGATCTATGCCCATATAAGCGGTCGATACTTCTCCGAATAGATAAAGACACCTTTCACATCGGAAGCAATACTTGCTCTTGAAGTGCAAAAGATGTCCATATCCTGTAGAATCTGTGTAACAATCCGCTTTAGCTTTTTGATGTCGCTGTGGCTCTTGCAGTAGTAGTCTACGGTCAAGAATCCGCGAATGGCATAAATGTTGTCTGTCTCCGTTGCGCTGCTGAAATACATGCTGATGAAGTTTACATTGTCTGCCGTGGCATAAGACATCGGAGTAATCTCTCTATGAATACGCTCCGATCTCGCCTTTGGAGTCGTAGGATTGCCCAAAAGAGCGGCCAACTCCGCATTTTTCCAACACGCAGAATATACTGTGTCCAGCAACTCCATATCATCCAGCATATATAATCACCTTCTTTGGAAACTCTTTCATAACGTCTGTAATCGCGTTTGCGATCGCTTCTTGAATCTCTTTATACAGCTCTGGCTCAAGGGATTTCACCGTCTCTTTGATGACGTGTTTTGCGCGAATCGGAAAGAATAATGGCTGCCCATAGAAAGTTTCGATAACTTTTCCTTTTAGGCCACCGTGAGAGAAATGACGCTTTCCGTCCAAGTCCTCGTAATATCCATAATCCCTGCCGACCGTAGCTAAGGCATGACCAAGGCGATCCCTATTGAAAAGGGAACTGTTTACATAGTCACTGAGGAAGGGATTGTCCTTTGTTTCCATAAGACTGCCCTTGCCATATTCCGCGATCCATGCTTTCTGGCCTGTGGCGCATATAGCTCTTGCAACAACGTCTTGAGCTACCGTGATTTCCATGTCTCTAATCGAAGCATCTCCGTCAATATTGTCCAGTGATGCCCACCGCTGCACTACGATTTCTTGAGCCGCCTTGCAGTATCTCTGTACGACGACGCGAACCGCACTAAGAAACTCTTCTCTGTAGTCTTTCAACTCAGCCAAAATTCCTGTTGTCGTTCGATGTCTGCACCGCAAGCAGGCCGTCAAACTTCGTGGTATCAATCGCATCGACGCAGAAGTTCTGCCCGTCTAAAACGATTCTATCCATTTCTTTGACTCCACACTTAGGCAAGCGGAACTCTTTCGTTGTGCTTGGGAGTAACCCAGCATCCAAAAGTCTCATTGTTGCGTTCACAGTGACATGGTTTGTCGGCACAGTGTCTATAAGACTAAGCTCACTTCCAACAACCTCGTCATATTCGTCGTATTTCGGTGTAGACCTGTATATCTTGGCTTCTCCATTACATCTGTAAACGGTAGCTTGAACAGATTCGTCCGATTTGCGAACAGAAATAGTGAGAAACTGTGTAGGCGTATTCTGTAGTCCCACTTTGGCAGAAAATATATCACCGTTCTCAAGTTTTGTATCTTCTTGGAGCAAGCATGTATAAACAAAATTGCTCTTGAAGTTGCTCGAAGATGACCTGCCGACACGAGAAAATACAGCCTTTTCGGAAGCCTTACCTTTGATGTCAATAGGCTTCTTGAGTCGATTAAACTGTGCCAGCAAGGCTATCCAACCCCTTTAGAAGCATTTTAATGTCCGACGTGAAGAAACTATCATCGCTCATCATGACTTGAAAATCCAACGACGTAAGCTGCTTTGCCCCGCTGAAGGACTTTGCCTGACGAATATTACACGCCAACATGCCGCAAGCATCTTTGAGTCTCTGAGGATATTCCTTGAATCCGGAAGTATATGTGACTTCGATAGACAACGGCTTGAATCCGTAGACCAACGGCGCGATGCCGTAACTCCCCGAATAGGTAAAGTAGCCGTCCATCTCTGGATCGAGGTCGATGTCTTCCAAATTGGCTTCCATCTTTTCCCTTCCAAACATGCAGTCATAGACAATCTGAGCCTTTTTCAACTCGGCCACTGGTGCGTGCTTGAGCTTTCCCCTGCGAGTCTTATTGATTTTCACTATGTCGCGAAACGTCTTAAGCTCATACGAACGACCGAGATAGCCGTCAATCAAACTTGTGGCCATGCGAACGTCATCCATGTTGAGGCCGTCCATGATGTTTTGATATGGAATCAGCTCTTCTTCTGTGATATAACTCACTCTACCGACCCCATTTCCTTTAGCTGAGCCAACTGCTCTGCCGTCACATTTGCCTTGCCGTCTCTCGGGTAAATGACACTGCCCTGCAACTGGATAGCAATAACTTCCGAATCGGAAAAGGTAACGGACGTCATCTCGTTTGTGGCCGTCATAGACTCCTCAGCCAACATATTCTCTTCATCTGCTTTCTTCCTCGCCAATTCATCACCACCATTCTATTACTTATGTCCTATATATTCTGTATTTTCTTCGATTTGCTTACTTCTTCGCCAGCTCCTCGAAAACGATTTTCTTCGGTAGCACTCCATGACAAACATATACACTTGAAAACGGAGGATTTGCTGTCGGTTTATGGTCAAAATAGCTCTGATAATATGAAATTCGCTTATCAAAGTACATAATTTCAAACTCATTGTCCCGAAACATCTCGAATCTACGCTTAGACTCGAACAATCCCACGACACCAACCAACATGGCAAACGGCTTTTCCAAAGAAAATAACCTCTCAAGCACTTCTGTTTTCAAAGAATATGGTGGATTTGATATGATAATGTCGCATTTTGGGCCTAATGTATCAAAAAAATCATCACCATTTTCGATGTGCGTATTGATGACCTTGCAGCCATGCTTTTTCAGAAGCGAAACGAACCTTGACTTGTCCGTGTCAAATGGACACCAAACAACACTAGACTGTTTCACATACTTCAAAAGAGGTTCTATCGCGTAATCTGGTGTGTAAAATTCATCATTCTTACTGCCTGCAACAACATCCATCTTCATGCTTGTGTCACATAAAAAGAGGAGCTGCATCTCGCGACGCAACTCCCTCCTGTATCAACTTTTGCAGACGATTAGACCTGCTTAATGTCGATAATCATGTGACCGTACTTAGCTGCACGAACGATGAACGTATCGAAGAGAACAGAGATATAGCGCGTAGCCAGATCCTTTTCCGTGCCAAGCTGATAGATACGCGGCGTAGGCGATGCGACATACTGACGCTCAATCTGCTTCTCGTCGAGAACGGCGATCTTATGCTCAGGGCAATAGATGTCCGTGATAATCGGCAGAATACCCGCAGCCGTCATAATGCCATTGACCTTGATGCCGGGGACAACCTCAACGTCATAGACCTTAATCTTGTCCTTCTCATCCATCTCCTGCGCATCGAGAAGAGCCTTGTCGATCGGATTCATGTAGATAGCCGTCGGACGAACAGCGTACTCCTTGTTGTTCATAAGAGCCGCGATGTTCGCAATAATGCCCTTCACCAGACGTGCGTCCTTGGCAATTTCACCCTTCTTCGTAATCTGCGTAACCAGAGAGCAGTATTCGGGCGACGTCGAGTCCATAAGGCTCGTAGCCGCACCCGTCCATACGGCGCGATCCTGTGCGTCAAGCATATCCGTGACAACCTCATCGAGAGCCTGTGCTTCCAGATTGCCGAACGTGCTGCCCTGTTGAATATAAACCTCGCGATCAAACTTCGTGAACGTGATACCGTCAACGATAGCCTTGATGTAGGCGCTGTGCTCAACGTGGTCAATCTTCGTGTCAAGAAGATGGTCGATTGCACGCGGGTTAATGAACTTGTGCTTGCTCTCATGAGCTACCTTCTCAAAGTAGCGCGTAGGATGCCCAGTCGCGGCCTTCACCTGAACACGCTGAAGAAGTACGCCACGCTTGCGCGTATTGTCAAGAATCTGCGGCTCAAAAACGGGAACATGAATCGCACCCGTACCAATGTAATCTGCCGTTGCTGCTGCAAAAGTCATCTGACGGCTCATGCCGTTAAACATACGTTCCAAAAATATCTTCTCCTTTTTGTTTGTGATTTTTCTTATCGGTTTTGCCTATGTTTTAGGCGTTCTTGAACTCGGCGCGATGCTCGTTCCAGAGATCAACCTTCTTCGCCCACTTCTGATCGGGAGTAAGGTTCTCGTCTGCGTCGATTTCCGCTGCAAGCTCCATAGCCGTCTTTTCCTTCGATTCGGACATCTGAGGAGTCGTGCTGAAAGCCGCAGTCTTGCGGGCAGGAGTTGCCGTTGCGCTGGCAGTCGTCTTGTTCTCTGCCTGTGCAGCCATTGCGTCAACTTCCGGACTCTGCCTCATAGACTCAAAGCCTTCCTTAATCGCATCAGCAACAACCTGTGCAACCGCCGAAAGCTCAACCTTGTTGTTCTCATCGGCGTTCTCGTCTGCCGTCTCGTTTTCCGTCTTCGTCGAAAGTTCCGCAACCTGCTTCTCGAACTTCTCCATAGCTTCGTTGATTGCCTCAAACTTCGCCTCAAACGCCTTGTTCTGCTCCGAAAACATAGCTTCCAGAGCCTTCTTCGTCTCTTCGTTCAAATTATCTTCCTCCTGTTCTTGGATAGAGCACATAACCTTTGTACTCTTAAATGCTGCCTTGTTTTTGTAGAGAATCGCAACGCCTGTAAACCGCGCCCCGAATCCCGTAAGAATCTTGGTATCGTCGTCTTTTTGGAATCCATCAAAATAAGCCTCGACCGAGCAGCCGAGACTTTCTTTCGCACATTCAATCGTGTCACACACATCGGGAAAATCATACTTCCAGAGATGTCCAGATACCATGATTTGATTACCGACAACCTGCGCCGAATCAATGACACCCACCTTGAAGCGTGCATCGTGCCCTTTAAGATTCTGCGACGAATCCTCAAACCATCCGTCATACCATGCCACGTTTACTCCGCTACCAACAAGCGACCGTACATCCATTCCTTCCGAACGGATTACAAGCTGGTAGCCGTCGATTCCACCTCCGGGAGTTGCGTCTGTAGGAGTGTCCACATAGCCGACGACCGCATCAAATTTCATGAAGTCAGGATTTTCGCTTTGTGCAACGCTGAAAGATACGACATTAAGTTTCATCTGTTCCAACCTTTTTCTCCACCTCCTCTTTACGATTTTTACCCAATCCGTTAAAACCACCGGACGAAACCGACTGAATTGCATACTTCTGGTTCAAAGCAGATTTCATTTCTGCCTGTGTCATGTCATTGTATGGGCTTTCGATAGCTGGTTTGTCCAATGCGGCGCGATACTCACGAAGAGTAATGCCGTTGGTGTTCCACTGCTCCGCGATCAACTGCTGTCGCTGTCGCTTCTGCTCCAAAGTGTCCTCAAAAACGAACTCAAACTTTATCACATCGGAAAGGCCTAATCTGCCTATGATTTTTCGATTGATTGCATCTTGGAGTAGTAAACAGTGCGGACGGATAGCCTCATTGAGTAGCGATTCGTTCTGCTCCTCAACCGTAGACCTATCTGTGTTCGATCCCTGTCCCAGCTTCTTTGGGTCAATACCGAAAGAGAGTGCTATGATCGTGATAAGGTGCTTCTGCCATTCGAGATAAAGCTCAGAGTCACCCTCTGCGCCCAAGCGCAAGGAACTCGCACCCTTTGTTCCACCGAGGATAGGCATAAAACCCTTACCGTATACCTCTTCTTCAAAATACTTCCGGTATGCCTGCAAGTCTTCTGCCGATACTCCCTCTCCAAGGTTGAGCGCGTTCTTTGGTACAGCATTAGATGCTTGGTTTGTAGCGTATTCTTCTGCTTCAAGCAGAGCTACGATTTGCTCGAACGATGCCTCCAAAGGAGAAAGCCCAAACTGCTTATCTGTGGTTTTGTTGTGCTGAATATACAGAACATCTTCATCATGCAGATAAACAGGATCGCCATAATGCCCGACACGCTGACAAAATCTAGGGAAGGAAGGGTCTTCATAGAACCCATTGACATACTCAAGAGAGAACCCATTCACGGGATATAACTTCATGGGCTGCTGAGAGTCGCCTGTAAAAACGATTTCCGCTGCACCATTATCCCCGATAAGAGTTTCGTTGATGATTTGCCCCCAGAAAGACCGATAGTCGTCCGTCTCGTTCGGCTTATTGATGACGTTCTCTACTGCTCGAATCAGCGTAGAATACGAACGCCTATCATTGGGCTTGGTGGGAACAATGCGCCAACTCTGAGCCAACACACCGTCACGGATCAAAGTGATTGCCCGATGAGGGATAGCATTGCGTGAAAATCTTCGCAAATTCTCTTCGTTGAGTTTCGGCACAGACGACTTGGGGACGCTGACTGTATACGGCACGATGGTAGAAATAGTCTGCCTTGTCGTATTGCCGTCATCTTTTGTAAATCCAAAGCTGAACCTTCTGCCAAAAATTTTTATCTCCACTTGCCAAAACACCCCCTATCCGTGCCATTCTAGGTTTCATTGTCGTGATACCACCAAATACGAGCTTGTTGCTGACCGACGGAAATGCAGCAGAGCAGATCATGTTGACCGCATCCATGCCATCATCTGAGCCTTTCGGAAAGCGTAAAAACTCATTGATAAGCACGGTCTGGTCTTTGCGGAACTTGATATACTTGTTCTTGATTCTCGGAACTAAGCCCCTAAGCCGGATTTCCTTCGGAGTCTTGTCGTTGAACTCCGTTATGGGAATCTGAATACCAGCATTAAGGCCGCGCTTTGCCACCTCATCTTTGAACATGGCTTGAAACTGGACTGTCTCGATGCTGACCGAACGCAGTTTGTCGCTGTACTTCATAGCCCCCGCAATAATCATCTCGATAAGACGATCCGGGTGATACCTTCCCATATTTACCTCAAGGATATACAGATACCCGTTGGCATCTTTGCCTGCCCAAATGATAGCGGCTCTGTCTGAGCGACTTTTTCCCAACGACGGATCACATGCACCATAAACTCCGACGATTTCGGGAAGTTCATAGTAGTAGTCAAACCAGTCGGAAAGAAATTCTGCTTGAGAAGGGTCAACAGGCTCGTTCTGGTACTCAGAAGCGAATGCCCCCGGATCAGAAATCCGCAGCTCCATCATGTTCTCGTAGTAATCACGGCCAGACTGTGGCCACAGGGACTCAACACCTTCCAACATTTCTTCTCGATGTGCAACGTAGAATTGATAGGAGTCCTCGTATGCTTGGCTATTATTTTCGTCTAGCATCATGGCTTCCCATTCATCCCACAAAGGCGACTCGGAGAAATGCTGTATAGCTTGGTATCTCTTGCGATTCCACATAGAAAAAGACGGCTCTGTAAGCAGTTTTTGAAGCAATGACTCGTAGTGCAGCACCGTACCGATGTAGATATAATCAGTGGTCGGAGTGCCTACGGGAATCAATGCCTTCATAAACCAGTTGAACAGTTTCCGTCTTTGTGCTTCTGTTTCTACAGCTTCGTCATTTTCCAGATCGTCGATGATAACCAACTGGGGACGAATCGAACCGTATTTGTTACCCCTGAGCTTCTGTCCTGCACCTCTGCCATAGACCTGAACTTTGTTCGATGTGACGATTTTATCCTGCGCCCATTTTTCTTCTGACATAAGATTTCCAAAGTCACGTTGTATCAGTTCATTCTCTTCCAGCTCGGTCTTAATCGCCGATATAAAGCTCTTTGCTTGGTCTAACGTATCTGATACGAGCAGTATGTTTTGCTTGTATTTATAGACGATACACCAGATGATGAGCAAAAAGGAAATAACCTGCGACTTGCCATGACCACGAGGAGCAGCGCGAACGTAGTAGTTCTTGCGTTTCTTGCGTCTGAGAATCATGTCCTCGGCAGAAGCAAATACCTCTGTGTGCATTGGGCAAAATTCACTTGAGAAAACCGTCGGGAAGTATGTCTTCGCGAACAACTCCAACGATTCAGCGCACTCTTTGACACGCCTGCCTGTACTTTCTCTCGACAGGATGGCTTCGGTCGATGTGCCGTTCTCTATTGCAGCGGACAGTTCATCAAAAAACTTCTGTGCTTTCGCCATATATCAACCTCCCTTCGTATTTTGTGGTATAAAATTCATGCCTTGTCCCAGTCAACATGACGGACGCTCCACGGCAACTTGGCCACCACGCGCCTCAAACCCAAATTTCTTCGACACGTTAGATAGAACGTATCGTATCGTAAACCTCGGATTTCCGAAGTTCTTCAAACACTTGAGATTTGACCTCTGGGTATCTGTCAAGGATTGCTATGACAACACCCAAAACCTTACGCACCTTCTGTAGTCCAAGCTGCTCTTTCTGAATCTGGCTTACCGTTCTGTTCAACTCAGCCAACTGCTTGCAAGAATTAAGGTATGCGTTAGAGATGGACGCTATCTCGGACAACTTCTCTTCGTCCTCTTTCAGTTCGTCAAGAAGCGATTCCATTTTGTTCGTGTGCTTTGTTAAGCGATTGCGTACCTTCTTTGCCTCAGCTAGAGCATCAAAGTGTTCCATCGCCTTCGTTAGATGGTTACGGTACATGTCCGTCATTCCGTGAGACGTGCAATACCTGGAAACCGTCATCTTAGTGACAGGCTCTTCTCCTGCCGGAAGGTAACGACTGTTAATCTCGTCGGCTATTTCCTCGCAAGTAAGATCGCGTCGCATCGCAAGCACCTTCGCTCCAATGCCCATCTTGTCAATCTTCGTTTGCCTCTTCTCTTGAGCTATAGTGCCATCTCCTTTCAAAACTCTTTATATATGATTCTTTTATCCTATATTTCCTATTGTATAGGACTACTAGAACTACTTGTGTCTATTTCCTTTGTAGAACGCACTTTTTCGTCAAAAACTATGCCACGCATATAAAGTGTCGCGTCGAGGGTTTCATAGTGTTATTTACAGACTCCGCTTCGTGTTTGTAGACCTTAAAATCGACGTTACGCTTTCAGTTTCTTTGCTCTTTCAGCCAAGGCCTTTCGATGCTCTTCCGAAAAGTTCGGTTTTGAAATCTTACTACGGAATGATATGAGCTTCTCCGGCACTTCGTATTCAACCGCCGTGACGCCGTCGCAGTTCTGATGTATACGCACCCTCTTATAGATTTTGTCCAGCTTGTTGATATAGCGCGTATCGCTCGCGTAGATTCTGGCGCAGCGCGTGTCTCGGTCAATGGTGATAACGCACTCCTGCTCCACTGTAGGTAGTCCTGCAAACTTCTCTTTTGGTTTTGTTGTCATGCTTCGTGTCCTTTCTATGTCGGCAAAGCCGCCATCGGCCTATCGCCGAATTTGTTTTCACATCGAAGAAGATATTGTGTTTTGCCTATTGTCGGCGTAGCCGTGTTGTATAGGATTAGCTCTTCACGATCTCTGCCAATCGGCGCAACACATAATCTGAACACGGTTTTGCCATGCCATTGCCCAAAGCCTTATATCTCGCGGAATCAGAACATGACTTGTCCTCGATAAGCGTATATCCGTCTGGTAAGCCCTGCAAACGCTCACATTCAGTCGGAGTCAAGCGGCGAACAAAAGACTGACAGCACAAGTTCTCGCTACCACCACCGATGTCACCACCAGAAGCTCGTAGCGATGCCGTGTTGTCCACCTCTTCGTATTTAGCAAAAGAGGTTTTGGAAAACATAACACACTGTTGGTCGTGCATACAGTTGAGCGATCCTACTGTAGTCTGCAACTGCGACTGATTTGGCTGTCCATTTCCCACACATACCACATTTGGGTCTTTGTAGTCGCGAGACATCAGCGTAGGAGATTTTTCTTTTTCGATTTGCATATAGCTCCCTGTTGTCATCACATAAGAAGCTACTGCATGTCGGTCAACCGTATTCAACGTAAAGCATACGTCAGATAATCCGCTTCCTTGAGGGCCATTCTTCTCCGATCTGCCAATCATGCTGCCCTGTACTGCGATAACTTGCGGTTCATCAACACAAGGGCTTTTACCCGTATCGGAGGGATGTGTCTCTTGCACTACTGGTACTTGATTACCGCCTGTACCCATTCGCGCATTGAGTGTAGGTGCGATGCCGTCTTTAACAGGACGCATAACCTCATCTGCGTGTGTCATGTCATAGCAAGCTATCGTAGGCTCAACTCCGCTACGTTGTGATGCCAAGCAAGATGCTGTTTCCACGGCATATCCCAGGCTTCCTCTTGCCCCTTGACCAGCTTTGAATCCGGCTGCGACAATCATAGTACCGCCTTGGTTACATGCAGGATTACCGCCGTTCAAGTCTAGTGTTCTCGTTTTGTCGGTCTTATATACTCCGCTATACGGATTACCAGATTTCATAGAATTGGATGCATACGAACAGATGTTAAAACACTTGGATTTCACATTTTCGCCTGTCGCCCCAATGCTTCTTTCAGTTCCTTCGGCAGCTCCTTCCCTCTGGCTTTCGCTCTCCGAAGTATTCCCAGACACGCTTTCTGGCTCAAATAGTATTTCTGCGGCACATCTTCCGTCGGCTGCAAAATCCGCGACAAGAAAGATTCGACGGCGACGTTGGGGCACTCCCCAATATTGAGCATCGAGGACGCGCCATGCAATTTCACACTGAGGCAATTCTGCCATTCCTGCATTTGCCCATTTGCCGTTCGTAGGCATTGGAATCTCGGTCTGTCCGATTTCTTGGAGCACGGCCCGAAAATCCATTCCTTTGTTGCTGCTAAACGCGCCCGGCACGTTCTCCCACACCACGAATCGGGGATATTTGCCGTTCGTTGCTTTTCGCATTTCGTGTATAATTCGTGTTGCTTCTCTGAATAATCCACTCTGTTTGCCATTCAACCCCTCTCTTTTTCCTGCCATGCTTAGGTTTTGGCACGGCGATCCCATGCAAATAATATCTACAGGAGGCAGTACCCCCCCGTCCAGGTTCCTTATGTCTCCGATTTGCTGTACGTCGGGGAATCGCTGATGAGTGACGGCCAAAGGGAACCTCTCAATCTCGCTTGACCACAGCGGCTTAATGCCGTAGTCAATAGCCGATGCAAGCCAACCGCCGATACCGTCAAATAGGCTACCTAGCGTAAGTTGATTTTTGCTCACTTAACCACCGTGTCTTTCATGAATCTTGCCATGCGACGCAGCTTCTCAATCGACTCGCCGTTGTAGCTTATCGTTCCCCTAATGACGTTCTCGTTGTCGTCTTTGTCACATCCGGTATGTTTCTCCAAATCGAAGAAATCAACATAATCGCCGTTTTCCCCTTTGATAATCTGCACGCCCACCTCTGATGGGATATGTTTCTCATCAACCCCGTGAGCCTCTGCATAAAAAAAAGAATCGCCTCCGACGATCCTCTTGTATTCGCAATATTTCTCTGCTGCCTCTAACGTGCTGAACACTCCAACGATGTCGGTGTCATAACTCATCTTGACTTCGCAGACAACATAAACGGTTGGGTTCTTATGGTTTGTGTCTTCCAGTTTACAACACTCCTTTTGCTTATCCATGCCCGGCGCAGCCTCTGTTGTAGTCTTCGTGGCGCGATATAGTATTGCCGTACTCTCCTCAAGCTCTTTCGGCAACGCTGGCACGGTTTCTATTTTTCCCTCAATTCGCCATAGAATCAATATGACGCACAAGAGCAGAGCCTCAATCAATAGGCTTATGAATAAATCCATGGCTCACCTCTTCTTTCTTTTAGCGCAATTTTTCTTTCTTTTGGTTTTTATCTACGATTGCTACCGCAGTTTTGATTTCACATCGGAGAAAGTGTTGATATGGTCACATGGGGCAAGCCCCTTATTCTCTCCGATTCGATAGCTCTCTGCAAGAGTCCCCGAAGGGATTGTGTGATAACACAAAACGATTTACTTGTAAATCATTCAAGCTCTGCTTGAATCAATGTCGAATCTCATCAAAATCTGTTTGTTTTCACATCGAAGAAAAAGTGCTCTCAAGCCCACTCACTATCTATTACGTTAGTAATAGATGAGTTACCTCTCTTCTGTAGTTGCCTTTTTATCGGTCACAACGTAGCTCTCTTTTTGTTCAACCTCATGATTTTTAGCTATCCAGTATGTCGTTCCGAATCTTTTGTTCGACGGATAGTAAGTCATCAATCCTGCGCCCTGAAGCTCTTTCTTTGCCTTAAGTAATGCCGATCTGCTCTTTATACCAGACAAGGTAAGTAGCTTTTCGTCGGTCATATTAAACCTATCCTTGCGATGTAGGTTGTTCCACTTGTAAAGCAGCGCCCACATGAGTTTGAAGGCTACCCCAGACAAAACTCTCACTTTCATGAGCTTCTCTGTCTGAAACCTTATATAATCAAAGCCCATACAAGCCCCCCTCTCTGTCATCGTTCGTCGTAGAGTCGTAGTCCGCTGTAGTCCGCCGTAGACTCTCGCCATCGTTTCCTGTTGACTTAGAAAAAATACTCTCACTATAGTTGAGCGGTGGCTTTATAATAGAAATACGCCTATTTAATTAAATATTAATCATCTTTTAATCATTTTATAATATTTAACACAGTATTTATCATTTTTTAATCTTTCCATTGCCTGTATCACAAATATCATATTTTCTGTATCACATGGATTCGCATTGTTTTTACTCCAAGTTTTGCATAGTTTTCATACACAACACGGACTCCCTTCTTGTCCCCATTCCATATTTCTCCGATGTGAAATGATATGAAAAATGTTGATAATACGCGAAGATGCATGAACAAATTAAAGCCCGCAAGGTCAAGAACGCGCATCGCCTAGGTCTACCAAAAATTACCATTCCCCTACGTCAAAGCCGCGCCCGTCGTGATACGCGCCAGGAAGAATCCGACGGCCTGTAACACGTCCACAAAAAAGCCGCCTAATTGCTATTATGCGTCCTTATTTAACCTCCAAAAAGCCCGTAAATCCTAGTATCTCCATAAGCTGCCATATTGTCATAGCAATAAGCTATACATCGTATCGTCGCTATCCGTCGTCGTCGTGCGTCCAGTCGTCGCGCTGCAGTCGCTTATCGTCGTCCCTCTTTGCCCGATCCTGCTGCATCAAAAAGCCTCTAAAGCCGCGTCATTACTAGCTTTGTGGCGCATCGAGAGAAATATTATCATATCACTTGCAACGTAAATCTTTAGCTAACTAAAGCGAATCCGCAGGGATCTCTATCGTCCAGTCGCTATCCGTCGTCGCCATTGCACCGTGCCGATCAGTAGCAAAAACGTCTATCGCAAACACGCGTAAATCCAATAATATCAATGCTCCATGCGCCATAATCCGTGCTATATCAAAACAAACGACGCTATTTGTCTATCCCATAAACACATAAAAGCGTAAAAATCGCCCAAAAACCCAATAATCATGCGGCTTCGTGATACACATTAAAAAGCTCTAATAATTGACCCGCCAGACGTTCCATCATTAGTTTTATTTATATATCCATAAATCACATTTATATATATCATATCCATAAGTTATAATAAACACAATATATAGCATGTCATATCAAAAGAATAACACAATATGTAGCATATATAGTGATTTACAGCATAATATAACCCATACCATAATACCGTCATAACCGTATCATAAATATTATTTATATTATCATAATAAATATCTATATATTGTTGTAGAGCCGTCGTCGGATCGTCTCGCAATATAACAAAACAGTATATAAAATATAACAAAAATGCTATAAAATAGCGTCGGTCGTCGTCTATCGTCGTCCAGTCGCCCTATCATAACCATAAGTTATAGTTTTATAACTATTAAGCATGTATCTAATCGTCACCCTTCGTCATTGTCATAATTATTACTTATGTTATTATAAATATTATATATAATCGTCGTCCGTCGTCCTTATTTCCTATTATACTGATATGGTTTATATGTTCGCAGAACGATTTAACACCCGCTTAATTGTTTGAGCCGCCTCTGTGCTAAAGCATATTATATCACTATGTTATGTATGATGTTCGGCGATCCCTTTGACTCTTTAATTGATTAAAGTATTGGGAAAGCATCTCTGCCGTGCCGTCCGTCGCGCCCGATCTCGTTGCCTTGCTCCCAGTCGTCGCGTTGCCGTTGCCGTTGCCGTCCGTATACCAATGTAGGTATATATCTCCCCGATGTGCTACACTAAGCCGCCGGATATGGCGATGCGATAGCATAAAAATCCCTATGATCCTAGCAATACCAAGGCTTCGCGCCGATATTACGCATCTAAAAAATGCAAATCCCTACATTATATGGCCAAAAAATCGACTATGTATTTTCACCATATCATGACTATTATCCTATATATTTTAGGCACACCGTCCCATTGATGTGAATATATTATCGAGCTATGATATAGACGTAGCAAGGAGCTACCACAACGGACGCGTCGAGCCGCTTGGCGAGGCGAATCCAAAAAATATAAACTACTTGCAAAAAAGTAGTTTACAAGTGGCAGCTACCGAGTTACAATAAGGACAAGTCGAGGGGAGCAGACCCCTCCCAAAACAAAAAGCCGGCAGACCCGCCGATATAAACCGTCTCAGTTTGGGCGATAAAACAAACTCGTGCAGGCTAGCATGTATAAAAAAGCCGCCAAAATAAATATAAGACCTTGAAGGGAGTGAGGCCGCCAAAACGGCTTGTACCTTGGAAACCGAATACGTTGCCCGAATCCGTCGTGCGAACGATACGGCAGGCGAAAGCCGAAACGACGGAAGGCAGCAAGCCCGCGACAAACGGGACGGGACGTAAAAGCGCCGTGCCGACGATCAAGCTCCGAGAACCTACCTTAGAAGATGAATCGCCGACGAAACCGACCGACTTAGGCCGTACCGCGCATAGGCAAGCTACCTAGGGAGTATAGTTTAGCCGTCGTAAAGCGCCTATAGACAGCGCAAGGCGACGTAAAATAAACGCTACAACAGAGTCGAGTTAAACTACCAGCGCGCCATAGAGCGTGCATCATTGGTAGATTGATCTAAGGCCTGATCGGGAGCAAATCGGCGGGAGCAAGTCGTCGCAAGCAAAAATCGGGCTTTGTTATGAGTCTATCAAATAGATTTTTAAGGAGTGATAAAAAATGTTGACACAAAATGCACTCAAGAGGCTCCGGAAACGCTTTGAAAGCGTCGCCGATCCCTTTGAAAATCCCCTTGAAATGATCTCTTTTGGGATGGACGGAATCGTGGTTCTCGATGCGTATGAAAACGCGTGCTTTGAGGACGCAAAAAATGTGATCCTTCGGGATCAAGCGCAGTCTACCCTTGGCCGTTTATACGGCATCTCCTGTCGGCTGCACCTAAAAGATACGGTCGTGCTTATGACGCATGACCTTCGATCAGCGACGATTTCTTTCTCCGATGCGGAAAAAATCCTGCGCCAGATCGAGAAAGATATAAAAGAACTTTAGTCGAAACGCGTCCGGCACATCGTCGGGCGCGTCTGTAGGAATTGGCCTACCTGCACTGATGAGACAGGCTAAAAAGATGGAATATTGTGAATTTATGGAGGGAATATTATGGAAAAAGTCGTTGGGACCTATGGAATTTGCAACGTCGGCGGCATTGCTGTTTACGCTGCCGACAGTGAAAACATTTCGTATCGGTACGAATGGGACGGCAAGTCTAGTCGTTTATGCCATGCGAAAGTACAGTACGTTGCTAGTGGACGCGCCTATTTCCGTTCAAAGTTTGGCCGCATCTACCTGGACGAAGTTATGAGGACGAATTAAGAAAGGAGCATCCTTATGGAAAATCGTGTTATCAATGGAAGCGCCTGCCGACTGCATCACTCGGCTCTGTTTCGCGGCTATGTTTCGCGCCGGATCGAGGAACCGATCTACGAGGAGTATGACGGTCGCTTTGGTCGCGGCTATCGCGAGCTTCGCCCGAACAGAGAGAGCACGCAATACTCGATCGTCGTGTACTGGATTCTCGACGAGTCCAGCGCCGATGCTGTTGCATAAGTCGTCTACCATGCCGAAACGCGTCTGATCGCAGCAACGAGATCGGGCGCGTCTGTGATAGGGTGGCTCCCTACGCGCCGATGAGGCAAGCCGTCACAAGAGGAGGTATTTAAAATGTTCGTAAAGGTAGAAGTCGACTGGAACTATATCCAGTCTAATTCATGGTCGGGCGCTCGCGATGTCGTTAGGGAAGTAGAGGCGCAAGGCCGCGCTTTAGAGGCGCTTTGTGTTATCGAGACATACATTGGGGAGACGCTGCCGACGGAAACGGAACTGAATGACTTTATTTGGTTCGAGCTCGCCGACCTCATGAATCTGTATGGCGATAGAAAGGAAGAATGAGATGGGAAAAGATATTTATGAAATGTGACTTGCTAAAGCCCTTCTATATCTTTCGATGTGACTCGGAGGACGTAGAAGGGTTTGATGGAGGCCATAGCATGGGATGGGTTTTGTATGTAGAAAAGGAGGCAAATATTATGAGTGATAACGATATGCAGCTCGATAATTTCTTGCTGTATTACGGCAGGATCATGAAAGAGCTGGATGCCTTGAAGGAAAAGGCAGAAAACCACTTTGACGTAAACCCGGACGACATCGACAGCTCGGCGCTGTATAAGGTACGGCGCACGGTTGAAGTCCTGCGCTATGCTAACAGGTTTTGGGAGGGAAATAAGAATGATGACGTATGACAAGGAAACGAGGACGGTCCGCATCGAAAACGGGTACTGGAAGCCCGTCGCTATTTTTCTCAGGGATGGTAGCGAACAGGTGCGGGGAAAGAAAATCGGAGGTTATGAAATCCTCTTCGAGCTTCCGGAAGACAAGGAAGACGGCGCAAACAAAGCGACGCTGCGTACTCCTCTCGGCGTTCGCAAAGTCACGATCAGGGCGACGAAAAAGGAAGAGGAGCGGGATTTGTTCAGAATTACAAAGACGCAGTTTCAGGTCGGGGAAATTGCATGGCTTGCGTCGTCCGATTTTGTAGCCATCGACGGCCTCGAAGCGCTTGAATACGTTCTCGACAAGAAGGGAGACAAGCCCGAACAGATCGAGGACACATGGGGATGGATTGAAAAATTCATTCTCCGATACGCAAGGAAGTCCGGCCTTATGCTAGACCCTGATGATGTTTACGACGAGGAATGGAAGGCAATCGTTTCCCATCCTGATTTTGAGTATGGGAAGGATTATAGCTTCCTGTATTCGGATGTGATTCAGAAAGCCATGTAAATGGAAAGGGGCGATCCGGACTCAAACTAAGCATTTTTTGGCCAAGCCGAGCGCGTGACACCGTGCGATACACTGCGCATGGTTGATCGCGTTCTGGCTTTGTCGATAGGTTCGGCAAAGGAAGAAAGGAGCAAAAAATGGAAAAATTATTAGAAATATTGGATGGGAAAATTCCATCCTGCAAAGACCTGGAAAAGTTAGGACTTTCTCCGTCAGAGTCCGATGTCGTTGAAATCGCGAAGGCGTATTGTATCAATGCAATGCGCAAAAGGCAAATAAAACCGGGTAAGGTAAACAGGGTACGTCTCATTGAACGTACACTGGAAAACATGCGCAAAGAAGGAAATGGAAGCCGCTGCGGTGCCGTTTTCCCGCGTGGAGACAGAGAGGCGTTTTTTACTAGCCAGTCTTTTCTCCTCAATGCGCCGATGAAATATTTCGACGGGGTAAATCCGTATTATTTCGGCGAACCACAAGAAGGAGAATTTTTATCCAACACGGAAAGGTTCTTGAATTTTACGTCGGAAAAACGGGAAACAATTCAGCGACAGGAAGTTTCCGTGTTTCAAAAGATTCTCAAGAAAACTCCGTATTTTCCGGTAGGAGATAAATATTTTCGTTGTGACCAGTTGATGGATGCTTTTAAGTTTTTGAACGCAACGGAAATCACGGCAGAAATTGGAAGATTTATGTTAAAAGCTGCAAAGGACGGTGTAACTATCGTTGTTACCGAAGTCCGTCCGAAAGAGGAAGTAAAAAAGGAAATCCATAAGAAATGGAGGAAGAACGATGAAAACGAATAAGATGAAAGAAGTCTGGAAACGCTTCGTCAAGTATGCGGCAGAGGATTCGTTTGCCGTAAAAGAAGGCAAGAGGCGCGAAGGCGCGTCCGATGCCGAGCTTGCGTACACAGAAGGCGCGTATAATGCAGCCTATACCTGCGCCGTTGCGTCCGGATATAAGGGGAGTTATTTGCACAACGTCGTTGATTCCATTGACGGCATCATGAAAGACTACATCGAGGACGGAGGCGATCCGTATGGTGTAGCGAATTGCATGGATGAGGTTTTCGAGAAGCTCGATGACATGGGCTTCGATGGGCAGAAATAAGGGAGGTTATATAATGAAAGAATCGACTTCGTCTAGGAGAATGGCGCTGACCGACGAGCAGCTTAAGGCGGCTCCTACCGTCGAGGAAGCAATAGAGGCCATCTTTGGCGATGTCGCATAAAAGGCAGGTGATAGCATGATTACTGCCTGCTTATTGATTGCGCTGTTTTTGTATATAGAAAAATAAGGAAGGAAGTGACGACTCTACGGCGATCTAAACTGAGCATTTCCCGATCGGTGCAGCGAACGCGGATGACTGCAACACTTCGTTCGCGTTCTAGCTGTTTCTCCGATTCGCCAAAGGTTTGACGTAGGTTTGAATATACGTCGATAAACACTATGAGATCATGGAAATAGCAGGAAAAATAGAGCTCCATATCGAAAAAAGACATGATAAAAAATAGATCGGTATGGCGCAGACGGCACATCCTATCCTCGTTAAAAACTGTTTTTGAATCACAATGTGGGTGGCTATCATCACTCTTGGGGAATGGTGCCGATGGGCACTACGTCCGAGGAAGTCGAGGTGCAGCTCCCGAACGGCGTGAAGATCGTAGAGACGGAAGGCTTCTCGAAAGCCTTTGAATATGAGGGAGACATCACGGCATCTGTCCTCAACAAATATAATGGGGAGGGCTGGCCGCGCCCTTATCTGGTGTTCTGCATCGACGGAATCATGTACCCAAAATACATGGAGATTCTGGATGATGGAATCAGAAAGGCATGTTACGGCAAAGAAGCACTCAAGGCGTCGCACAAGGCCGCACGCTAGGACGGGCGCACTGCACGCATGGAAAAATAAAAAAGAAAGGAGATCATTATGGAAGTCGCTATGGATAAATTGATGGAAGAGTTTGAGGTGTATCTGGGAAACAAAGCAGAGAGGACGAAAAAGCTGTATATGGAAAATATGCGGCAGTTTGACTTCTCCGATCTGCCAACCAAGCGCCATATTGCACGAAAGACAAATGAGTGGCTCGACAATGGCTTGAGCTACAATACAGTGCTCGCCAGGTATTCCGCTCTCAAGAAGTTTCTTCATACGTTCTCACGCTATTTTAGCACAGAGGATATAAAAGACATGATAGCGTATATGGGAGAGCTTAAAGGCTATACTCCCGAGACGGTGTACGCAAAGCCCGAACAGGTGGAGCGTATAATAAAAACAGCGGAACATAGGGAAGCCCTAGCCGTTGCTCTCATGTTTTACATGGGCATGAGAATTTCCGATGTCGTTGCTCTGCGTATGGAGCAATTCAAACGTGACAAAGCAGGCAACGTGTTCCTTAAGTATCGCGATAAAAAAACGAAGAAGCTGCATGAAGTACAGCTCTTTGAAAATGTTGGCCTGCTCTATCACCTGTATGTGTTTGGGCAGCGTGAGAAAATCATTGGTAACTGGAAACCGAACCAGAATATACCGTCGGAAGACGGGAAGTACCTGTTTGTCGGTCAAAAAGGAAAACTCACGGCACGATGGCTTCAGAAGCAGGTCAAGAAGCTATGCGTCTACTGTGGCTTTCCCGATTTGCACTGCCACAGCTTCCGTCACGGCTGTGGAACAGCATACGCGAAGGCAGGCGCATCGGCAAACGTGATTCAAAAGGTACTGGGTCACTCAAATATGAATACGTCTATGAGGTATATCCACCTTGCAGAAAAAGACGTGTTCAATGTTGGACGCGAGGTGTTCGGCGTGTGATTATGCCCTATAAGGAGGAAGCTATGTATACCAAAGAAAAGGCAAAAATCAACCACTATGAAGATATTGTTTCTGATATGATAAGAACCCTGCGGGAGCAACAAGAGGAGATCGAGCGCCTGAGCAGGGAAAACGAAGAGCTGAAAAGGCGCTGTGGTGTCAGTGAAAACGAAGTGCCAAACTAAGCGTTTTTCGTCGGCTGCCGGGCGCGAGAGACTGCGACGTCGTGATCGCGTTCTAGCTGTTTTTTCCGATTCGCTACAGGTGCGACGTATGTGTATCTAAACATTCCATTAAGGAGGCATAAACATGAAATATACAGTGTGGTATGAAGGCCCCAAGAAGTATGCAAATGACCGTTTTGACGGCGACTTCACTCATTCTATGGGGATTGATGGCACGAAAACCATGCAGGCTCTTGTCGATCGCATGACCTCAGACTCCAACGTGAAGTGGATGAAAGTGTTCGCCGACACTCATGACTATCTGGGAGTGCCGTTCGAGATGCTTCCTTGCACATCGGAGAATGTCATTCCTCTCTATGAAAAGCGCATCGTTGATGGGATCGTCCATGAAGCGTGGTCGTTGACAGGGCAGAAAAGCCCAAGGACGTGCTCTAAAGATGAGGCTCTTGCTTGGATTGAGGAATATGAAAAGGCTGCCAGCATCGGCCATGAGCGCCACCAAAAAGAACACGAAGAAGACGCAGATGATGTTTTTTCGTTCTTGTTGCCCGATGAGGACATAGAGTGGAGCATTGAAGAGCTTCTGGTAGCACACAAAATCGAAGGCGCAATCATGCACGTTCTCGAAGAAGCCGAAACCAAAGGCAAGCCGGACGTAGCAAAGATGTTTTTTGACCACTATCTAAACGGCATAGACGGCGAAGAAGAAGACATTGAGAACGCCCGTTATGTCATGGACAAGTATTTCTCGTCCTTGTATAACGACTTCAAGAAAGAAGACAGAGTTGGTCAACTCGTTTGCGAGTATGAACTCCGTCGGGTTATTGAGGTATTCTTTACAAATGGAGAAGCTCCCGCATGGCGCGTTCAACAATACTGCAAAAGAAAGCCGTTGTGGAATATGTATGATAACTAAATGGAGATTGAGGAGGTATAAAAAATGATTGACTGGGCGAAAGTGCCGTCCGAGGCGATGGATGTTGTTTGGGAGAACGACATGCGGAAAGTAGACAGAGAGATAGAAAAGAATATGCCACAGACGTGTCGTAGGATGTTGGCTTGGACGGATTCTGTAGAGAAGCGAGGGTTTCGCGATGCCATCGAAGAAAAAGCAACGCGCCTGCAAAGACTCGCAGCCTTGCGTCAACTCGCGGATCTCGATCTCGCCGCAATCAGGGCGATAGAAGAGCGCAAAAAGAAAAAGCCTTGAAAAAACAGGCTGTCGAACAATGTTGCCTCTACCTGTGAGGCGCACATCTACGAATCGATGGGAGTGAAAACAAATGGTAGAGATAACGGAAGACACGGCCAAGAGCATCATAGGCGAAGGAAGCGTAACTGACATAGGGAACAAAACCTACTATATTAGCTACAAGTGGAGACATCATCGCGACTGCGCAGTGTTTAAGGCAATACCTCTTTACAAAAAGGTGGACGTAGAAGCGAAGCCAAGTTTTGAGCACATCGGAGTGTATATAGCATATCCTGTAAAAGAGGAATACATCGAAAGCGTCTTGAGCGGAGATATTCGCTATAGAAATGAGGTAGACTCATACTTCTCTGATTGGGATGCGTGTTACGATGTAAAAAGACCGAACGTTTGGGGAGAATTGAGTAGGGAAAACGCTGAAAAGGAGTGATAAAATGGTATTTACAATAACTCCATCGGGCGACGGGACGTGCCTTATCCGTACTCCGTACAACGAATGGTTCACGAAACGGATGAAGAACATTGGTGGGCGATGGGATAGAGAATCCTCTGGCTGGATAGTGCCGTCTGATACGATCAATTCCGTGAGAGAACTCATGAAGAGGTGCTTCGGTAGAGACGACGCACCGTGCAAGACGGCAGATGTAAAAATCACAGCGAAAGACGATATTTACGAAGGAGACGCGTTCGGATATACGATTGCTCAAATATCTCATCGTGATTCCGGCGCGTGGATTCCCAAGAGTATGAAAGATTCCGTCTCTATGCTTGACGGGAACATCGGCTCTGGTGGGAGCGCGAGAAATCCGCATGTCACCATAGACGAAGGCACGGTGTTTCTTATTCGCGATGTGCCACTGGAAGCGATAAAGAAGCGCCTCGGTCTTAATGATGAATGGGAAGTAGAAGTTATCGAGCGCAAGCCATCTAAGCAAGCGCTGTTGGAAGAAAAAGAACGACTGCTTTCCCGAATCGAAGAAATAGACATAGCTCTTAATGAAATGAATGAATCCATATAAAAAACAAAGAAAAGGCCCCGCTAACCTCCATAAAGGAGGCGCGGGGCCTTTTTTGTGTATATATGGTTTATACTACGTCGGCTTATGCTACATCCGAATCGCTCGGCGTGTCGATGACTGCAACATCATCTTCGCGTTCTGCGACTACAACGCGATCTACGACGCCCTCTATTCCATAATCACCGTATCCATCTCTGCCATCAACATCTTTCTTTCGCTTACATTTAGCACATAAGGTGCAGCATATCGGAGAGACATAGCTAGGCTTGTGGGTAATGCTTCCGTGAAATACTCCATTGCTATCACAGAACGCATCGTGCAGGTATTCGGGCATCACGCACTTAGACGTAGGCTTCATGACCTTTCGTCCTTCGTCTATCGCTTGCCTTATACCCGTTCCGACTGCCGTTGCTATTTCAAAGGGATATGCACCTTCAAAAGCACTGCCGTCCATCTCTCTCATGCTCACGGGAGGTTCAAGTAACACGATCAATTTCTTGAGCGCTTCACGAACCTTTTCCTTATACGCAAGCTCTTCTTTCAGATCGGCGTACAGCTTAGAATGTCTTCGCCCAGACGTTTTCGATAAGCGTGCTACATTTTCTCTCAAGAACTGTATACGATCTTCGTCTGCGGCCTTTTCAAGAGTTTTTGGAATGGAGTCTTTGATGCAAAGAACTCTCGGCTGCGTAAGCTCAATGTCTCTTCCTATCTCCTCTTGTGTATACCCCGCGCCAGTCATCAACAATACTTTGCGCTGGTTCTCTGTAAGAGCTTCCATGATAACGCGCAGGTTTTCAACGATTTCTTTCCTACGTTCTGCTTCTGCCAGTGCTTCACAAGCACTTATGCCATACTTCCGTATCGTTCTTTCAGCGACCACCGAAGGTTCACTATCATCATACATAGACATAATGTCTACAACAGAGTCAAGCTTCATGCAGTGGTTTCTTTCTTCTCGTACCAAACAGGCCATAAAAGGCACAATGCTTCAAGACACTGCTTCCTATATGCCGCGTTCCGCACCATTTTTTTATAAACGGAGAACCATCTGGCTCTTCTCTCACATACTTCACATCATCATAATACGTCCCTAGACTCTGCATCGCTCCTTCGAGCGTATCTTGCGCGACCACCATATAACATTCGCTTCCCTTTCTACAAAGAAGCACATGTAGGTTAGTCAACTTATCTCCTTGGGAGTCTTAGATTCCATCCGATAAGGAACCCTGCCATGCCGACGCAGAAAGTAACGATATTATACATTTCCGAACTCATCTTCAACATTCTTCAACAATTCCCCCATTTCACAAGACTTGGCAACCTACAAGACATATCCCTCATCAGCATCCATTTCCACTTCTTCCATGTCCTTTACTTCAATATCGAAGGAATGGTCATCAAATACCTTCCTCGCATTCGTTTCATCAACATCGTCAAGAATATCCGAAGCCTTTATTCGAGCATCTTCTTCGCACGGTGCATCAATGATTAGCGTCCCCCGAATAAGAACATCAACATATACAGCATAACGCTTCATATTTCCCAGTTCATCACCCCCATGGTCTGAATATCTCTAACGTGAAGCATCCATCGTATTCTACAAGTGTAACCCATTTTGGGTGCTTGTCAGTGTAGTTCTGCCCACGTCGCCATATAAACTGATTGTCGCTGCCACGGAAAGGTAAATCTCTCTTTCTGGATTTCTCGAATTTACCGTCGATCACGACATCAATATGTTCCATGAATGGCAGGTATCGCCATTTTACTTGCCTCTCGTCGTACCACTCTTCATACAGATCATATATCTGATAACCTGTATAAAGTGTAGTCTTCAAACCGTGTTCTTTGCACCACTTAGCGATTTCACACAAAGCATCTGGCTGTTGGACGGGATCGCCACCAGAAAAAGTCACACCACTGATAAAGCCCATCTTTTCTTCGATTTGCTTAATGACATCAGAGACTCGTACTTTGTAGCCCCCGTCCTTTCTCCATGTCTCAGGGTTTTGGCACCCATCGCAGTTATGGACACAACCTTGGAAGAACACCACGAGATTTACCCCTGCGCCATCATGCAAGGAAGTTTTTCTGATTCCCGCGATTCTCATGTATGGGCTTTCGCACGTTTTATAAAGCGTTCTCCTTTTGTATTTCATGCGTGAGCCGTCCTGTCGCCAGATTCAGCGAGCTTTCCTGCGTTAAAGTGGTCTGTCGTGGATAAATACCCTGTGATGATTCGTGTGATTTTGATGTCTTTACTTCCGCACTTCGGGCAGACAGGCTCTTTGTCATTATTACCCAGTGAGCCTCGCCAACCACACTTATTGCAGTAGTTATGCTGCCAGTTCAGACCGCCGTACACGATACCGCTCTTGGCGATGTATTGCAATGTCTTGAGCACACCCGATGGATTCCACTTCGGAGAAGAACCTGTCTCAATGTAGAAGATATGACCGCCATTACAAAGCAAATGATATGGCGCTTCGATGTCGATCTTCTTCTTCATGTCGCACTTAAACGACACGGGCAAATGCGTCGAATTTGTGAAGTATTCTTTGTCCGTCACCCCTTCTACGATGCCGAACTCATCCCGAGCCTTCTTCAAAAGAGTGTAACAAGCGCTCTCGGCAGGCGTAGCGAACGTAGAAAAATTCAAACCATACTTTTCTGTGGCTGCGTCCGTTTTCCAACGAATCCTGCTAACTATATCTATCCCCATGTCTCGGGCGTTTTCCGATTCGCCATGATGATGCCCAGTAAGCGCCTTCAAACACTCAGCAAGACCGACGAACCCTACAGACAACGATCCGTGCTTAACCATGCTTTCAACAGTATCGTCCGGCTTTAAGCCATCGCCGTTACCGTCGCTGCCCATATACCATTGACCAACAAAAGGAATATCCTTTACACGGAAATTCTTGACCACTTCATAGCGTTCGAGTAGTTCACCGATAGCTTCGTCAATAGCTTCCAGCAGCAAATCGTCAAAATAGCAACAAAGGTTAGAAATATATTTCCTCTTGTATTCTCTTTTTGCTTCCAGTGCCAGATACGGCAGCGAGATTGTGTTGAAGAACAGATTGCCTCTTGCGTCCGATCCGTGATGTCTTTTGTCGGCGTTCACGTTGCTTCTTACGGCTGTGCGGCATCCCATAGTTCCCACATCGGAGAGATTCAATCCGTCGTACGCAGGACTGTCGGCAAACACAAAACGCGGCTGTATTCGTTCGCCTACACACTCAATCGCCAGTTCTGTAATGTCAAAGTTCGGCTCTCCTTCATGTAAGTTGATGCCATCTTTAAGGCGATAGCACAGATTCGGGAAAATAGGATTCTCTCCATTACCCAACCCCGCCATATATGCCTTGAAGAGATTGCGGCTTATCATTCGCGCATCCTCGGAAGTATCTGTTCCAAAGTTCACGCTTGAGAAGGTAACTTGGGCACCAGACCTGCTCCTCATGGTATTCATGTTATACACAAAGGCTTCCATTGCCTGATAGACAGCTTTCTCTGTAGCCTTCTCTACGTCTTCTTCGCTACCGTTCTTCATGTTGCTCCGCTGCCATTCACGCTCTTTAGCGACATACGGCGCAAGATCGGTATCGAAGTTAAGGAATCCTTGGCCGCCAAACATATCATTTTGACTGCTTTGGAGGATAATACATGCCAGTGCTACGGCAGAGGTAATCCTCTTCGGAGGACGTATATAGCCTACGCCGTTATCGAAACCGTTTTTAAGCATCTTGCCCAACGGATTGAAAAAGCAATTCCACGTCAAGCCATAGTAGCCCAAATCGTGAATATAGATTCTGCCCTTTCGATGGTTCTCCGCATGACGTTTCGACATCTTGCTCAAGAAATATTCCTTCGACACGCTCTCAGCAATGCCGTACATCTTGGATGCGGCACTGTTCTGTGTATTTGCATTATCGTGATTCATCTCTTGCACGAGCTTCTCGACGTTTTTCATCATCTCCGACTTGGACATCCGCGCTTCCGTGCGCTTTTGGCGATAGAGGATATATGCCTTAGCCACATCGGGATAGTTTTTCATCAACACATTTTCTACGATGTCTTGAATCTCTTCAACAGAAATGTTGGCGTCTCTCTCGTCATGTGGTATACCTTCGCATACAACACCTGTTGCATGAGTAGCCTCTTCCTTGGCGCGATCATCTCTCATAGCTACAAAAGCCTTTTCGATAGCCATACGGATTTTCTCCGAATCGAAAGGAACTTCTGTACCGTCGCGTTTAACGACGATCATATTCTTCAAATCATTCATTCTTCGCTTATCACTCCTTATATATTCTGAAAATGTGAGACAACTTTTTGTAGCCTCTTTCAAAAACTTTCCACGCGTCGTATGGTAATCCTTCTGCTGCAATATAGAGCGACATGGACAGAGATACAAAAATAGCCAGGGCGCTATAAACGAACTTTCCCCACATTGTGAGTTTATTCCACTCTTTTTGGAGATCATGTAACGTCCCACCGACACCAATCCTTATATTGTTTAGAAAGGAGTCGTGTTTGGATAGATCAAACTCCAAGACGAAGAACCCATGGCCATCTCTGCATAGTCCATCACATGAGAATCCATCACAACGCTTCTCGTCAAAGTCAACAGCATAGCAAAGACAAGAGCAAATCTCTTTACTCCCTTTTACAATCCCCCATCCTCTTTTCTTGTGGAATACCCTATCTCCAATCTTATATTTCAAACGACTCCCACTCTTTCTCTTTCTTTGCGAGATATGCTTTCATTGTGTTAATTATGGGATGAATAACCATATCAAACAGCTCCCCCTCCTCAATTATAAGGTCTTTGCTAAAGCGTTTTGAGAGAAGAACTATCTGGATGTTCTCTACGTCTTTGATCGTCAGAAACCTTGAGATTCCTAGCAGCTCTTTTCTTAACTCGTCCGCTTTCTTGAGCTTTGCGCGAACTTCTTCAACTCTCTTGTTCTCTGTAATCATTCATACCACTTCATAGGTAAAACCAGATGGAACTACATCACGCTCAGGGTCAATCATAACTCCCTTTTGCGCCAGTTCGCGCCAGTAGGCGTACTGTGCTGCCTTTTCGATGTCTTTGTTCGCATCATCTTTGAATCCCGCACGCAAGCGATACTTGAGAATGTTGCCCAAGAGGAACCCATCGAAAGCCTCTGGTGTCATAAGCTCCTGCATAAACTCAATCGGCTGCCGCGCTGCATTTTTGTAATGGTTCTGGCGATCCGACGTGCCATCGCGTTCGTCGCTTTTAGCTGCGTCTTCTTTATGCGCCACGAGCGCAAGGTTACTTGCCGACAACCAATAACCATGTTTGTCTTTGCAGTGCCCGTCACAGTCGTGAAAGTGCTCGTCCGAGTTTTCAAATTCCACAGCAACCCCTTTCCCATCTTCTTCCAAGTCGATATGTTTGACAACACCTCTTCCCAAAGCTAAAACGCGAACAACATCACCAGTTTTTACGTCTTTTGGTAGCATATTTCTTCCTCCTAGCCCTTAAGTCTTTTAGTTTTTCTTCATCATAGGTTTTCCCATCAACATCTGTCATAGGTCTTCCCAGGAACACAACCTTTTTGTGGGACACCTTTTGCTTCATGTCGGATCGTTGTATTGCCACTTTGCGGCACCCTTTATATTCTCATACCACATCGAAGTAATGATTGCCCCAAGACGAGGCTGCTCTTTGAACCTCACAAGAACAATGGCATCATTCGATGTATCTGCTTTCACAACATAGCACCCATTCAGCTTTTCCACGCTTAATGACGTAATGTCATGATACGAACACTTTTTTGCTCCCTCCTCTATTCCACCACAGTTACTTCCATGACTCTCCTGCCCCAGCTCATAGCGTCGCGATGATCGTCAAAGTAGATGTCTACAACTCCGTCATAACCGCAACGATCTTCAACCACATACACATTTTCTCCGATGAGAAGTTTTGTTCCAAAGGGAAAGTCATTACAAGCGACCGTCCTCCCTTCGGTGACGTATGTTCTGGATGCCGTGATACCGTCTGCTTTGCCACACTGCTCTACCGTAGCATTGTACGCAGTAGTTTCCATGATGTAGGATTCTTTTACTTCTGACATCGGTGATGCTTCGATCGACGGTACTTCGAGCGATTCAATCGGTGTTTCAACCAACGTTTCGTTCTCCATCAGCGGCAAGTCTTCATGTTCGCCTTCTGCGTCAGAGAAATCCACCGTATCTACGATTTCTACATCTATTTTATCGAACATACGTTCTCTTTCCCATAGATTATCACAGGATAAGAGAAATATCAACATGCAAATCGGAAAAAATACAGCACTCCTCACTGAAAAACCCATTCGCACCTAGGGAGGTTTCCAAGAAACTCACAGAACTTGCGCCAATGTGGCAGCCTATGATTCTTTCTCTGTTTGTAGATGGTCTTAAGCTGTCTGTAATTCGTTGTCATTCTGGCTGTAAGATTCAATCCGGTTGGGCAACTCATGACCAGTCGGAGGAAATTTTCTTCTGTCGGATTCGTGTTGTATGCGTTCTGCAACGCTATCAGCCTAGCGATAATCGCCGTGTCCGTGTTCTCATCAAACACATCTGCACTCAGCAAGTCCATTTTAGCCAATCGATGCATGGTGCTTTGAGAGCTTACGAAGTCCATAAAGTGATAACGCTGCAGCTCTGTCCAGAACTTGATAGGAGCTGTAAGGTTAAACTGCACGATAATTCCAGTCAAAAACTGATCGTGACCGCTTCCGATCGGAGAAGAAGCAAGTCGTTCGATCGTACCCACTTTCGGCTGTCGCGTCTTCCTTGTGACCTCGGTACACATAGGGTAGCCAGAGGCAACGAGTGATTCCGTCGCCCCAAACACCTTTACGCTTTCAATTCTCAGCATTTACGTTCTCCTGCGTGTCGTTCTTTGCGTCGTCCATCGCACCGCTGCCCTTCTGCTCCTTTGCAGCCTTGCCTTTTCCGATGAGAGTAAAATCTTCAACGACAAACTCATAGACCGTTCGCTTGTTTCCATCTTTCTCAAACTGGCGCTGCTTCAAGCGGGCTTCGATTGCGATTTCTCTACCCTTGTCCACGTACTTAGTGAGGATTTCCGCGATTTTTCCCCATGCTTCACACGGAACAAAAGTGGTTTTGTCATTTCTGCCATCAACAGCGAGGCGAAACGTCGTCACCACGTTGTCCCCAACCATTTTCATCTCGGGAGTATTGCAAACTCGCCCGACAAACATGCACTTATTCATAAATTTTCTCCTTTCCTGCATAAGAAAAAGCCCAGGGCTTTGTATTTGTTTGTGCAACCATACTCAACCGTGGGCTAATTTCTATATTTAACGCACTGTTCCTTATCTAAATAATGCGTGTTAAACCGCTCTAATCTGGTTCATCTATCCATGTCTCCTTTCAATCTCTACGAAAACATTTCCAGCGGCTTCTCCGCTGTCGCATATAACTCTCTCAAAAGGGAGTATCTTAACGGGTACTGCTCTGTAGCTCTCTATCTCCCCAGTGCAGCGTTCCACAAATGGTTACGCTAGTCGTCACACCACAAGAGCGGCAAAATTATTACACATCGAATCGAATCGACGGAAGAAGGGATATAACACATAACTTATAACGCTTGCGACTATATAAATGATGCTAGAGCAGAAATGGGATATAAGCTATGAGCAAAGGAAGAATCTCTCCGATGTGCAAAAGAACTCACCATTTGGAGCTACAGAGCAGTACCCGTTAGAGTCAATTCAGCGGGTCAACTACTTACCTGTAGAGCCAATGCCACCGTTGCGAACCACAGACGGTTCGTCTCCGCAAGTGAGGTACTTCTGGAAGATACCCTGTGCAATTTTCTCTCCCTTCTTGATGGTCACAGCTCCCATGGAGTTGTTGTGCAGAGCGAGAACAATCGTGTCCTTGAAGTCACTGTCGATAATGGCAACGTCATTGACGAGGGTCACTCCCCGTTTGATCGCCATAGAAGAGCGAGGATAAATCTTCAAAACCTCATCGGAAGACATATATACCTTGGTGTTGGTGCTTACCTTGACCACACTGGCAAAAGGAATCTTTATGTCAACTGGCGCAACGAAGTCGTACCCGGCGGAGCCGCTTGTGGCTCTTTTCGGAAGAAGCTCTTCGGAGCAGATAAACCCACGAGGAGAACCTTGGTTCGTCTCAGAGGGAACATCTTGACGAGAAATACTCTCTGCCCTTTTCTTGATACCAGATGTGAAGTCGGACAGCATCGCTATCGCTCCTTCGGCTGCAGACATTGCGTCTTCCTCCGACTCCCCCATATCTTCTGCCTGCTTATAAACATGCACCGCGATGTCAGATGCCACGTCACAGGCAATATCTTCAAGCTCTTTCATGGCTATGCAAAAGGTTTTACTCATGCCTTCCCTCCAAAATGTGCCCTTGCGTATTCTTGGAGTTTTTCGCGCCACGGCTCTCCCTTTCGTGGGATATGTGCCGTAAAATTGCGAAGCCTACCACCCACTCGGTCACATGACTCTTGTGCCCGGATCGTCTGTTCGACCGCCTGCTCTTTAGACATGTTTTGCGGGTCATAGTGAGTAGTGGTCATTCCTACCTGTATAGCTTCCAACAGTACCACTCCTTTTAGTTTATAAATCACCGACAAGCAATATAATAAACCAATAGAGATGTATTTGTCAACTACTTTTTTTAAATCAGTTTATATTTTTCTAGTCGTTTTCTATTTCATCATAATCGTGATGTTGATTTCTTTCTCCGATTTGTCGATTTTGATAGATACGGCTTCGCTATGATGCTCGTCGGGTGTGCCCGTTGCCTTAGCCTTCTTGCTTCCCTCTTCAAGAACGCAATTTCTGAGCCACTTGGAAACTTCCTTCTTGGTGTCTGCTCTGACTGTTGGAGCAAATACGAGACTCCACACCCCGTCTTCGTTGATGTATGTGTCTAAGCCAACCACCCGCTGATTCTCCTTCGCGACATAACGACGGATCGTGTCTCTTGGGGAATGAAATCCGATGATATAACACAGATCGAAGGCATCATACCACCCATTTTCTCCATGAAGCTCCTTACCCTTGTAAGTGTAAATCAATATGTATCGCTTCCCTTCTGTTCGATCAACTCTTCAAACAAAGACGGCTGTAAGCAAAATAAAAAATCACGATAGCTCTCGTCTAAAGATACCACATCAGCGTAATCCTGTTGGAAAAATCCATGCAGCCAACCATAATTTCTGTCAGATACTTCTCGAATCGGATAAGAGTTATTGCTTCCCGTGTCTACAACAGAGCTAAAAATAGATGCACCGTTCCTTACTATGTCATAGAATATGTTTTCGTTCATCACATAGCAAAAGCCAGTAATATACAGCACTTTCTTTTCTCCGACGAGATTCCGAATACGCTCAAACGACATACGCTTCTTGTTCTCTACCTTGCGCTCTTTACCCAATACGGTTACACGCAGGTCGCTGTCTGCTCCCTCTCTTACTTTTTTATATGCTCCCGATCCTTCGATAATACGCGCATCCAAGCCATGACGCTGAAAATGCAGCAATAGTTTTTGTTCGGACTTCTTGCCCTTATTTTTATTCCTCCTGCCGATCACCGATCGTGACTCTGACTTCTTGCGGTCGAATTTGTTGTATTCCTTGCATTTACGACACTCGCCGCGCTTTTCTGCCGACTTGCAGTATTGCTTAACTACGCACTCTATTTTGCATCTCCACCTTTCTCAGCTCTCTTTGTAGTTCCCTTATGTCACGTTGATACGATTTGGCCATGCGTTCCCAGTGGTCACATTGTCTCCGTAGCTGCTGTAAATATGCTTTGTCTTTTGACAGCCACCCTTTTTGGGCTTCGCGGCTTAGGCTACGCAACACATACAGAACCATGTTGTCTACGGCCTTTCTCTTTTCTGCCTTTTTTACGCATCGGAGAGAAGCTCCTACAAGAACTCCTACACCTTTAGGAATATCTTTTTTGACCACATCGTATAAGCCCTTTGGAAGTACATAATAGTTGTAATCGCCGACAAAATTATGACCATGTTTACTGTAGAAATCCGACTTTGAAACCTTTATCTCAAAGCACTTGACTACGCCTTTCCAGTTGACCTTCACAAAGTCTACTCTACGTCTACCATGCCAGCCAACAGTGACCTCGGGACAACCGAAGCCACCATTGACGCGCACTTCTTCCATCAATGCGTTTTCAAGCTCTATTGTTTCTGTCGTCTTTATGAGCCTCACGCCCCTTGTCGCACCATCTCCACACAGCACAGAAGTCCTTGCACTTGCGTCCACCCCAATTTTCCCGATACGAACATGGAGGAGGCAATACGTTGTTCTCTACTGCATCAATCAGTCGATTCGCCTTTGTCAAGAAGAACCTCTGAACCCATCTATCGCTGATCTTATGAATCCTTACGAGCTGCATGTTGGTGTTTACTCCACGATCTCTTGCGCTGAATGTGCCCGCATCGCGAGTGAAAATCTCCACCTGCATATCATCAACAGGATAACCTGCGTGCTCTATCATGATTCGATAAGCGTTAAGCTGTACGGCCACGTCAAAACAAGAGCGATGTCCGATAGTGAACCATGTCCGATATTTCAGCTTGCCGTTCTTCCACTTCTCCTGCTTCCCATCAGAGCCGATCGCGGGTTCTTTATGCTTAACCAAACCCATAGTCGCTGCCGTTTTATAGCTCCCGTAGGTCTTCACATCATAGAGAATATGACGCTTACCATCATAGCAGTCAAACTGCCCTGTATATGTTCCCGTTGGGTCAGACAGACGTTTCTCTGCAATCATCTTGTCGTTCTCCATGAATCCTTCAAGAAACGCATGACATCCTGTACCGAAAATGGCAAAAATAGCGTTCTGCGGATCAATGGCATACGACTTCTTTATCTTGAGGTATTCCTCTCTTGTACCACTAAGCAACTGTGTAGCACTTGGCTTGCCTGTCCAAGCTCTCTGTTCGGAAATAGCCGTCAATGTTCGGTGAGACAAACAACGATTAGCGTCAAACATGTGGGGAATACGACACTTCTCAAGACACTTCGATATATCACAAGTGCGCCCATCTGGGCATATATATTTGTTGTACGGTATTTTCGTTCACCCCTTTTATGGTAGTCTGATTCGACTTGAATCCTTATCCAAAACCATCTCTATTTCTTCGATTTGACTTCCATGACGAGCCTTGCCTACAGCCAACATAACTACGTTTCTCTTCATAGCCATTTCTTCCGGAACCAACATCGGGTCTAGCCCCGGTCGCCACATGAGCAGTATCTCATCGGCCGAAGCCTCAAGATCGCCGCCTCCTTTGAGCTTTCCCATGTCCGGCTTATCCCAGGGTTTTGCTTCACGATTCAACTGACTGAGAGCTACAACGTGAATGTTGTTGTCTTTTGCCAACGGTTTCAGTCCCTTGACCGTCTCTGCGAATGTTTCATAAACGCTCATGCCCTTCATATACTGGATATAGTCGATAAAGATACAGTCGAGGTTTCCATCAAACTTCTTCGCATTGGCTTCCTTAACGTACTTATCTATCTCCCCCATAGACAGTCCGTTTTTATCCACTACATAGAGATGGTCTTGCAACTTCTCAAGCACATTCAGAACCAACTCGTCACGAGCAAGTAGCATTGCGTCAACAGTGTCGGAACTTTTCTGCAACAGATAGCCAAGCACCCTCTCATATAATGCCCCTGCGCTCATTTCCATGGAGAAAAATACGACATTCTTGCGCTGTCTGACTACCATATCTGCGGCCATTCCAACGGTGAAGAACGTCTTACCTGTTCCGCTCTGACCGCCAACGATAGTAACGTCCTTGCGTCTTCCTGCTCCGCGTATACCTTCGTCTAGCACCGGCACGCCGTACTGCATAGCAGGTTCTTTGAGCATCTGGATAGTCTCTGTCATGCAAGTCTCTGGGTCTTTCAAGTCTTTTTCGAGACATACACCGTCCATAGATACATTCAAGAAATCTTGCACGGCCTTTTTGTCTGCCTTCCACCTATCGGAGAGATAATCGGCTATATGAAACAGTGACAAATTGTCACGGATTGACCTCGTATATGCTTCAACGACCTTGCGCTCTGCCACAACGCTTGCACATTTGTTCAGCTTTCCGATAAGAACAAACAAGTCCATCGACATCTTGGGTAGCGAGTCAAAACCATCTGATGTCCCACCTTTGGCAAAATATTCGTTTACGTCCTTTATGCCGTCCGGAAGGAGCAATATCTCTACAGGCAGATTGGGAGCATAACGCAGCACGTTCTTCCTTACTTTCTCAATCAATGGATATGCAACTCCGTCGTTGTCGGGAACAATCGTTACGGTAAGTTCCTCATATACCTTTTGAAGTTCTCCGATTTGCTGTAAGTGTTGCTTCGATGGCTGCGAGGAATTGTATGCGACCGCCGCCTTGCCGATCTGATGCAAACTCATCGCACAAAAAAAGCCTTCGACGAGGTAAAGCTGATTATGCAACAGTTTCTTTGCCCCACGAAGGTTATATAGGTATTCTGCTTTTGTGAATATTTCATCGTTCTTATTCGTCAGATACTTCGGATTGCCCTCAAACCTACGGATCGCCCAGCCAACATAACGACCGTTTACATCCACGAAAGGTATGGTCACATTGCCATTGCCGTCTGCGCCCAACATGAAATAGTCTATCGAATCGGAAGAAAGACCTCGTTCTTTTTGCAGGTAGTCTTTGACTACATTCACTCTCTTGTGAGCCTCTTTTGCCTTTTGTTCCCGGAAGTTCACTGTCTCTTTGCGCTTCGTATATCCAACATCTCTTGCAATGTCTACATTCATCTCATCTGCAAGTTTCTCGACCGCAGTGTAAAAGTCCACACCGTCCTTGTCGCGAATCAGATTGATGACATCGCCTCCGCTGCCACAAGCCCAGCAGTGGTACGTCTTATGGTCATAAACGGCAAACTCTGTACTGTTGTCGTGCTTGCATATCGGGCAAACCCCACGATATACATTCCCCTGCTTCGTCAGATCGGTAAACTTCTCGGCATAATCAACCAAGTCTACTTGACTAACCAACGTCTTTACGTCTATGCGTTATCCCTCCCCCTACTTGTCATTCAAGAACCCCATTAAGTCTATATCGTATTCTTTCTTCGATGTGATTTTGCTTGCTACAACCCTTGCGTTTTCGGATTGTTTTTGCCTGACATAAGCATTGGCATACGGAATCATTTCGTTGATCTCACACGGCCTCGGAGACTCCATAAACATGATCGCGATGTTCTTTATCGTCTGCGTGGGCACCTTCATGAGATATGCTTTGACTACAAAATACTTGCCGCTTATCTTTCCCTTGTGAAATGGAGCTATACCGTTTGCGCTCAGCCACATTACGGCACATATATGTACCTGCTGCTTAAAGCTCATGCTCAAGAACTCTTTTATATTTTTCGGCATTTTCACGATGTATTTATCAGTCTCCTTTTATATGTGTTTATATATAGCATTATAATGTATTCTATAATATGTTTTTATGAACAGCGTAAAACTATCACATATTTAGAAATTTTTACACTCAAATCAAAGAAACACATAAAACTACATCATATAAACGCATATATAAAGGCTGTAAAAGATAACATATTTCTCTATATATCTAATACAGCCCCTATGTGCACGTTTTTGACATGTATTACGGCATATTACAACGGCGCATTACAACGGCGTGTTACAGCAAGCCCTTATAACGTGCTACGATCTTTGCCGCTTCTGCCTGTTCTCCCTTGCCGTTTGCCAAGAAGACGACGCTCTTATCCCACACATCACGCAGCTTTTTCCCTTCATTGTACTTGTCATGCTGCACCACAAAATCGAGGGCTTTCTCTACCTCAGGAGTCAACTCGCCTTTACTCGCATGGTTTTCGCCAGAGCCAATGCTTTCCTTAGCAGCCCCTTTGGACTCAGCCCCATACGACTTCTTGTACGACACTTTTACATCGGAATTACCCGTGCGCTCGTTCGTTGGCAAGAACTCGTCCGGAAGCGTGATCGTGCCATAAAAACGCTTATTGCTCACGTTGACCACCACATCGGGAAGATTATACAGATAGCGTCCGATGCCGAGCTGTACTGCTGCACGCTTGAGTGCTCCGCTGATAGCCCCCTTGAGGGATTCAACCTGGGTAAATCCGCTGCCGTCGCTCTTTTTGACCTCTTTTCCATCTGCATCGCAAGTGATCGTGCAGATCACACCGTAGTCTGGAACAACCTCATAGGACGCGCTCCACCCTGCAACACCGAACACATCGTCAAGGCGGTTCTGGATTCCTCGAGCGGTCACATAAGGAAGCATAACAGCCTTATCTCCCTTAATCGTTCTTCCGATTCGCCATTCCAAGTCCGATGCCGAG